GGCGGTGGGGAGGGCGATGGAGGCGGCGGGGAGGGCGATGGAGGCGGCGACGGGGGGGGAGATGGAGGAGGTGGGCTAGGACTCGGTGGTGGCGGAGACGGGCTTGGAGGTGGGTTAGGCGGATAGGGGGATATAGGTATAGGTGGAGATGGAGGGCTTGGGGGAGGACTAGGACTTGGCGGCGGCGGCGGGGAGGGAGATGGAGGAGGCGGTGGGGAGGGTGATGGAGGAGGCGGTGGGGAGGGAGATGGAGGAGGCGGTGGGGAGGGTGATGGAGGTGGCGGCGGACTAGGGCTTGGAGGAGGCGGAGGACTAGGGCTTGGTGGAGGTGGAGGCGGACTAGGGCTTGGAGGAGGCGGAGGACTAGGGCTTGGTGGAGGTGGAGGACTAGGGCTTGGAGGAGGCGGCGGACTAGGGCTTGGAGGAGGTGGAGGACTAGGGCTTTGTGGAGGTGGTGGACTCGGCGAGGGCGGAGGTGGCGGCGGACTAGGGCTTGGAGGAGGTGGACTGGGTTCAGGCGGCGGCGGGGGAGGGAAGGGAGAACAAACCGGATCCCACGTCTGTGATAAATTTTGTGATGTGCAAGGAGAAACCGTAATAACGGAATATAAAGGTCCGGCAGTCACACAGTTACCATTAATAACTAGATTTCCGGGTTGAAAAAGAGGGATTGGAGATTCTGTTACAATCGGGGCGGTTTCACAAGATACCGGAACGAGTAGAGAACTGCTGACACCCCAACATTTATTGGCCGTCAGTGGGAAAACTTGCATATTCAAACTGTTGTTCCACAAGTAACCTATGGATGTGTTATCACCATTCGCAAAATCACACGGAATGGTGGTGAAATTTGTAGGATTTGTGTGTATACACATTTGACCATAGGTTTTATATGTGGTATTGGTTACCGTCCAATAGAATGGGTTACCGACGGGACAATATGATGTGTTAGGAAATGGTATAAAAGGCGGAGGTCTCGGTGATGGTGGTGGCGGAGGTGTCGGTGAAGGTGGCGGGCTTGGACTTGGTGGAACAGGTGAAGGACTTGGCGGCGGTGGACTTGGCAGAGGGGGTGGTGGCGGTAGGGGAGGGCGCGGAGGCGGCACCGCCCCCATAGTCAAATTTCCAAAAATTTGGAAAGCACAAATATTCAATTCACGACCACCATCATAACTATTATTCCCGGTCAACTGAATGATCACGTAGCGACCGGTCCCTACACAGGGACCCTGTATGGTCTCTGGAGGAGTCGCGTTACTATATGTAGCGCATGCGCTTAAAGAAAGAGGTGCGCCAACCGGGACGCCGTCAACCAGTCCCGACGTTTCAGATACAAAAATTGAAAAAGGTGATAATCGCCCTCCGCAACAATCATATCTGTTCCAGATCTGGTAATCGGTCGTAGTATATCGGGCCCCGAGATCGACCTGAAACCATGGAAACTGGTCCACCTTTGCATTTGAAGTCCATACCGTAGAACTTTGCCCTGAACACTGTTTTTTAGGAAGAAGTATCTGGGAACTATATTGAAACCGAAGAGGGAGACTTTCCAGGGAAACTCCAGAACTTGCGGAAGGTTTTCCTCCGTAAGCGATAGAAGGTGTAGAAGAGTATGGTATAGGCGGAGGCGGCGCGGGTGTTAAACTCGCTGGGTCTTTTATTGAAAAGGATAACAAACCTGTAAATATTTTCAACATCTATAGTATATAAATATAAAAATGAGTTCTGAGAAGCGCTGGAGCGAGCATGAAAATACTTATATCCAATTTATGGAAGACCAGTGCAGGGACCTCTATAAAAAGAATATGAAAGACTATGAATATTATACAGGCCTTGCGCGTAAATTTAATATCCCAATAATTGCTTTATCAGCCGTAAATTCTCTGAGTGCGATAATATTGAACCAATTTGTTGATCAAGTATGGGTTTCTCTCGTGAACTCGATACTTTCAGCCGGTATAGGAGTGGCCGGATCGATTCAACTTTACCTCAAAGTTTCAGACAAAATGACAAATTCTCTTCGGTCCGCAATGTCTTTTAATAAAATTTCACTTAAAATTGCAAAAGAATTGGCGACTCCTCTCGACTTGCGAACGACCGATGGTCAAACTTTCGTCTCTGAGTGCTTCACAGAGTTCATGACGACGGTCGAACAGGGAAATCCTTCTCACATAAGTGTCCATCATTTATCAACTAAAAAGACCCCTCCTTGTAAACCGACCGGATTTTTTGGACGTTTCATGGCTCTTCGAGAGCCTCTACTGTCCGATTACAGTGACACTTCTTCAGTATAAAGACAATGTTTATATATAATAACAGAATGTATAAGTTTATTACAAGTATTCTTTCATTCACACCGACGAACTGCGGTAGCCCGCCCCCTCCACGCCGTTACGGGACGCCGTCACCTCCTGCACCGCCGAGCCTTCTAGGGACGCCGTCACCTCCTGCACCGCCGAGCCTTCTAGGGACCCCGTCACCTCCTGCACCGCCGAGCCTTCTAGGGACGCCGTCACCTCCTGCACCGCCGAGCATTCTAGGGACCCCGTGTGTATTTTCTGTAGGAAATATAGATATAATAACTGGAGTTTTCAGAAGAGATGCTGTAATATGCGAAGATGGTTCCATTATAAGAATCCCTATAGAATGTCATGATATGTGGGATCTGACAGGCAGCCTTATCAGACTCTATGGATTTTATGACCAAGAAACTTCCTCAATGACTAAATGTATTGAAACCCCTTTTGGTTTTGACTATGTGAACCCGCCACCTCCTGCACCGACTTGTATACGGTCCGTATTAACTATAGATCAAGAACTAGATGTAGCAACTGGTATTTTTACAACTGCATGTGACCATCAACATTGCTTAATGTGTGAAGATGGTTCAATGGTCAGACTTTCCTATGATTGCATTGGTGAGTATGTCATGGAAGGAGACCTGGTTACTCTGCTCGGAACATATAATGGAAAATATATGTATGATTGTTACAATCTGTAAAGTGCCATATAGAAAGGACCTTTCATAATTTCGGGCGTTTCGAATTCTTGGACAGACTCATCATCCTTGATATACCACTTGCCGTGTCTTTTCACAATTAGATTGTAGTGTCCATAATATGACGCCCCTTTGTGAACGACCAGCGCGAACAGCTTCCGTCCCTGAAACTCATAAGGAATTTCGATTGGAAATTTCTGCGAATACATAGAAAATGAAAAAATTATAGTCATTGGCCACCGAGTGACCATTGTTCGGACCGCGGCCACGTGATGTTTCTTTCCGGTCTGATCTGTATAATCCTGTATACCAGTATATTTTTGTCTCAAATTTATGAGATCCTCGAGGCGACCCGGTGCGTTCACGTCGAGAATCATCATAGCAAACGGAGTCTTGGTAGTAGAAATTCCACCTGAATAAATTGTTTCTTGAGTATCCTCCCCATTGAATATTCCAGTGACAAATTCCTTGCCGAGTGACTCCTCGAAAACGTCAATCAAGTGAAGGATAACCTCTTGGGCATCGTGTTGGCGATTTTTCGTGAAACTCGGAAATCGATGACGAAATGCAGTGAGCAATTCAGTAGGATCGGCCGGCTCGGTCACATCCTTGAGAAAAAGTTTTTTTACTAATTTTTGATACTCTTTTGTAATTGCACAATCCTTCTCGACCTCATTGAAGAAGAGGTGCTTTGACAGGGGCGGGACATGGGCCAAACATTGAATGGCCGTGTTGAAAAAGCACGTGTTTCCCAAATTGTCTAGTCCTCTCATCTTAAGGACTACACGCGTTTGTTCTCTAATGGAAATTAAACCTGAGTCGGATCCGATGTGTCCAATTTTGTTCACAAAGTGGGCCAACATTATCGAGAAGCACAAGGCTCCCGGGGTCGAGATAGAGATGCGGCTCGGTCGAACGGCCGGAAGGGGCTTTGACACGAATGTAGGTTCGGCCATGTTCTCGAAGGTTCTCGAGTCTCTCGGAAAGTATAGCGGGTGGGAGGAGACCCGTCACACGAATTCGACTATTTACTATTTCAGTGACAACAAGCGCCTCACGATCGATGAAAAGACCGATGAGCAACTGGGCCAAATCAAGAAGAGAATTTGTGTGGATGATTTCGCTCTTGACACGGCCCCACTCGACGTCCGTCTTGGGATCTCTTCCGAGGAGCCCTTCGAATATGACGGCGAAGAGACGAGCACCGAGCAAAAGACCAAGGAACGATGGTCTTTTGTTAGGAAAAATTTGTCGATCGATATGACCATTGTCAAGGGAAATCCCGATGACAAGGACTGTGACGATGACACCAATTATCAAATTGAATTGGAAATTATTGACCCGACTAAAATTCAAAACAAAATTGAAATTTATAATATTCTACACAAGGTTTTTGACATTATGAAGCTTATCGCCGTTTGATAGGGCCGACCGGTCCTCCATTTGATTTGGCCACATGGGTCATCCATACATTCTTGAATTTCTTATTTACCCCGGCCCGGACAACCTCCTTCCAGGTGTGTCCGTTTCGTATATTGAGCCCGGCATTTATCATCGCGCTCCCAAGGTTTTCAGTTTCAGAGATCAAAGGAACCTTATACACATAATAAATTCTCTGATTCTCCGGTTCCTTTTCAGGCTTGGGACTCTTCTTCGGCCCGTGATTCGGGCTGATCCTCTTTGGAATTTTGACCGCCCCGCGTTCTATAGCGGACCGCGCCGGAACCTTTATAATCTGGCCCGTGTTCAAGTCTTCATATTCATAGGCACCCCGACCGCTCAGATTAAGATTCCTATTTATCCAAGCGTTCATAGCCTCCTTCAGTCTTTTGGGTATAGGATACTTGCCCTTGTTGTTTGGAGTCGTGGCCAGTTCCAAAAGGCGCTTCTTGAAGTTGGCTTTCCGGTTTGCCGGGACCCAGTTCGGCACGACTATTTTTGTTTCATAATTAGCCTTTATAATTTCTTGCCGTCTCTTGATTATTGCCGTTTTTGCATAATTCTTTATCAGGGATACGATATCGGGTTTCAGAGGTTTTCCACGGGGGCCGACCGGGAGTAATTTAATTTTCTTATTCAATTCCGGAACATCCTCATTCTTGAAGTAATTTCCTAAAACTTTGCGAAGGACCGGTGTGTAGTTGACACCCGGGGCCGGGGCCGGTGCCGGAGACGCCTTTCTGTTCGGACTCGGTGATGCCTTGCGTGCCGCACGGCGGCCCTGCAAGACGAGCCATAACCCGTTGAATTTATTGAGATTTTCACCATTGACGGAATTGGGCATACTATTGAAACCGGCCCAGTTCTCTTTGGCTAATATAGCCCGCCCAATCTTGACTTTATCAGCCGCCGGAATGTGCTTCCACTCAATCACGGTCTGCTTATTCCCTTGGGTCTTTTCAATCTTGCGATCCTCTCTCAATCTATACTTGGTTCCGTTGATATTTGCATTGAATTTCCGGATCGCTCCAGAAACACCCGCCTTGCTCTGGATGAGCTGCATCAACTGAGTCGGTTTCAGTGTCTCGCTCGCCTCGGGAATCTCGAGATTTCGAGCAATGGCCACGAGCTCAGCCTTGGTCAATCGAGTCGCCTGGCGGTTATTTATGCGAAGGATATTGTTAATTCCCATACGGATCAGATGTTTCCGTTCCGATGCATTCACCTTGACATTTTCAGATATTCCAAAGATTTTGCGAACCGCCGCGGGTATGTTGCGGCCCGCCTTGGTATACGTGCTCAGGACGGTTTTTTTACCGGAACTCTTTATTTTTGGAATTTTGAACCAATATGGCTGCTGTCCAGGTCCGGGTCGCACGTAGAACCCGGGCTTTTCGGCGTTCCATCCGGGCGCGCGCCTGTTTTTCATGGCCGTGCGGGGCTCTTCGGCAACCGTGATCGCTTCGAGAGGGTGCCCGGCCTCTCTGAAAACCTTGAGGGTCGATGCGGGAATCGGCTGCCCGACTTCAGCGAACGCCTTGACAACCTTGGGAGCCACACCGGAAAGATCAACCTTTCCTTTTGGATCCAAAATTGCCTGACCTTGCTCTAACTGAATGAAATATTGGTAGACGTAGAGACGGGGCTGGCCGTCGGTCCCTGGCCGAATGTAATAACCGGCCGGAACTGGCGAAACGAGATTGTCCCAGGTCCCCGCACTCGGGTTGCGGGCAGCGAGCTTGCTTCCTCCGGTGCTCCCCTTTTTCATATTAAAAACAGTTTTAGAAACACCCCGGGAAGTAAAAAGCTGCTTGAAAAGCTCTCTGGGAACCTCGAGATCCTCCAGGTTCTTTATACCCGAACAAAGGACCGTTCCGCTCTGAAACACCTGAAATGTCAGCTTGGGTCTCTTGAATTTTAATTTTAAAGAAGGAAATGTGGACCCTAATTCTGGATTATAATCGTATACGGCCGGCTCGTCCAGGAGTTCTGGGACCTCCTGGTTCACCTCCTCTGCTAGGTTTTCGAGTGCGATACCGGTGTTTACCGTGAATTTTGTATTTATAATCTTAAATTCAGGCTTGAGTCTCGAGGCCGACACCGGGATCCACTTATTCTTTATGCAGTATCTGAGGGCCTCCTCGTAATTTCCGGAACCACTAATCTCGATGTGATCCGGCTGTAACTTGACTGTCAAGTTTTTAATTTTGGCCACTATATATTTCACAGATGAACTACGGTCGAGACCCATCCACTCTCCGTTTGCATAACGGACGATCGGTAACTTTCTCAGATTGAAATATCCGACGACCGACGTGAAACCTTTGACATTCAAGCCCAAAATACCATTTAAAAAGTTTACATGAACACCGAATTTGCAGAGGTAATTTGTAATAGTCGTTTTGGAAAAACGCAGTCCGGTCTCTTGAGAGACCCGCTTGCGCCTAAACATTTTTTGAATCTTTTTGGCAGCCTCCGCTTGATTCATACTAATCCTGAACATTTAAATCGAGACCGAAAATGAACGGCTGAGTAGAATACGCGTTCCCATTGTATACCCGTGAGTCGACCCGGACCTCGACCTCCTTGGAGCTGAAGGGTCCAGCATAGAAGTCCTGATTGAACTTGTAGGTCCCGAGATTGTTCTCTTTGCAATGCTGGTTGAACTGGGCCACGAATATCTTCTGAGGAACGCAGAGCTCTGGTGCAAACCGAAGCTTCTCGGAGCACAAGAAGTGCTGGAGAGCGTTCGTGACCGTCGCCACCTGGCTCTGGACCGTCTTGAAATACTTTGGAAGAACGTTCCAGATATCCTTGTCGGCAAATTTACGAGCATAGTCGAGATAGGCCCGAAGACACTTGCACATAATCGCGGGCATCTCGGTCTCGAGCTTGTCATCGAGATGAGGATCAGCAACATCCGAAGCAATTTGTCTACTAAAATTCCAGGTTGCCAAACGACGGAGGATCGACCCCGAATTATCCTTCCAGTTGGGAACCTCATTTCCACCCAAAATTCCGGGCGTCTTCCACTGCACGCTCAGAGCCTTCTCGTTCTTTCGGGCTATCGAAAGGTCCTCACCAGACACGAGCGACTGGAACTCGGCCTGCTCAAGCTGCAGGTCCCCCTTGATCTCGGGGCTAATGAAGAGAAATCCGTTGCAGATTGATGAAAGGCCAAACTTCTTCTCGATATTGTTCGAAAGGGTCGCGACATCCTCGCACTCGTAAAACTTGCGGCAAACCTTGGTAATGAGTGTCGACTTTCCTGAACGCGCGATACCCTTGAGAAAGGGGATAACCTGCCACCCGTCCATTTCGTTCACCTCGAAACAGAGCCGACCCATGAAGACATACATCCACTTGGATACATCGTCCTCGAACTTTTGATAGTCCAGAACCTTTTGCATATTGGGAGTCGGGATGTCCCACCAGTCCTCCAGGTTTTCATATGGATCGAATTCTAGATCGAAATACTTGCAAGACACAAGAGTCGGGTCAAGCTCTCGAAACTCCGGGCTCCCGTATTCATAAAACTTGATCTGATACTGGTTTTTCTTCGGGCACCAATCCTTTCCGACCAAAAGGCCATTCTGGAAGGACCACGTGTGCCGGTCCTTTTTGATTTCCAGAAACTGGAAATCCTTACAGTTCGAGAGGTGCCGAACGACGTCCGACACGATATTTCCTCGGCTCGTGAGATTCTTCCACATATCGGGATTATCCTCCTTTTGGGTCGAATCGTAAACAAAATCCTTAATCTCTTTGACGGGCCTCCATGCTCGTGTATTTCTAATTTGAATACAACATTGGTCTCGGTAGCGCCGGTAGCCCTCGTCATATGCCTTTTTCAGAAGATACAAAAGGAGCTTCTGATAGGCTGTGATATTCTCATCATCCTTCAGACTGGAGTCTGTGTTGTCGATAGCAAGGGTCGGATTTGTTACTCTGTTGTAGCGCCTCTCCCAGAGTTTGAACTGGTCAAACATTTCCTGGCGGTCTACGATGAGTCGACGGACCCTAAATTCTAGTGTAAATTCATCCCCGTTAATATCCTTGCTGGGCATTTTGCTCGCCTCGAGAGAATCGATACGAGTCATCAGCATCCGGCAATGATTAATAAAACGGTCCTTTACAATTTTGATATTCTCATTTGCATATCCCTGAGGGTAACCATCTGCGTCGCGGGCCTGATCGTCCGGAAACAGGACTCGGGTCCATACCTGGGCGGCCGCGAGAGGGTTGGCACGAATATGAAAATACGCTTTGTTTTCATTGAAATTTATGCAATTTTCAATCTGGGAAATGTCCCATGAATTAATCTCGGTGTTGTGATTGGCACTTCTGATCTCCTCAGCGTGCTCGGGAGTAATTTCCTTCTCGATAGTGTGGACGACCATCTGTTATTATGAAAGGGGTGTTATTTTTTAAGTGCTCGTCGGCGCCGGAACCATCTTGTTCAGGGTTGCTAGGACTTTGATCATAATCTTGTTATTCATATCGATGCTCTGTGCAATTTTGTTCAAAATTACAGGAATGGTCTCACCCTCCTCGGTCGCCATCAGGGACCCCAGGGCCTCGAACAAATCTAGGGGCTCCTCGAATTCCTCGTCCTCATCCTCGTCCATGTCGACTTCCTCGTCTTCGGGGTGAGGCGGCAGGGGCTGACGGGATCTAGAGCTCATTTGTATAATCTCAAAAGAAATTCTAAAGGGGATCAAAACGCGGAACTTTTTTTGTAAATATACTATATATGTCTGGAGCTCTGTTACAACTCGTGGCTTATGGAGCCCAGGATGTTTATTTAACTGGGCAGCCTCAGGTTACCCTTTTCAGATCGAGCTACAAGCGTCACACGAACTTTTCGATGGAGACGGCCCAGCAGACGGTCGGTGGCAATATGACCTCGGGTGGGCTGACGTCGGTGGTCCTTCGCCGAACGGGCGATCTCGTCTCTGATATGTTCATCGTTCTCCAGCCTAACCACATCGGGAACGACAGCTACAACCCGCTGGTCTCTTCGAACGGAGTCAATGGAGTCGATACGTGCTGGATGGCCGAGCGGGCCTTCAGCCAGGTTGAACTCTACATCGGAGGTCAGCTTATTGACCGTCATTATCAGCTCTGGTTCCGTCTTTACGCCGAGGTCTTTATGAACGAGACCAAGAAGCACTCCTACGGAAAGCTGACCTCTTCTCCGGTATTCGATAACGTCACTCCGGTCGCCAAGTCATATGTTTACTTGCCGCTCCTTTTCTTTTTCAACCGGGACCCGGGTCTGGCACTTCCCCTGATTGCCCTGCAGTATCACGAGGTCCGCATAGACTTTACATTGAGCCCACAGTATAAGGATTATTTCGGGAGTAACCAGTTTGCTGTATGGGCAAACTACATCTACCTGGACACGGCCGAGCGGGACCTGTTCGCCAATAAGAAACACGAGTATCTGATTGAGCAAGTCCAGCACATTCAGGGCGACCCGATAAGTTCTTCGGGTGAGTTTGCACCGTCAATAATCAGACAAAATTTCAACCACCCGGTCAAGGAGCTGATCTGGTGCTACCAGTATCAGAACACCGCCGCGAACCCGGATTCTCTCTGGAATTTCACTTCTAATATTCTAGGATCTAACAGCGGGTATATTACGTGTGGCGGGTCGACCGTGACTTTTATGGAGCACGCGGGATGTCCAGTCGAGGCCAATATCTTTGTTACTGAGGATGGTGTCGAGGGCCAGCGCGTAAATGATTACACGACCGTCGGACCTCTGTATAATTTCAGCCTTTTATTCAATGGCCAGCAGCGTATGGCTCCTCAGCTCGGCAAATATTACAATCAGTATCAGCCCTACCAGTATCACAGCGGGAACCCTTACCCGGGCATATATGTCTACTCATTCGCCCTCAAGCCTGAGCAGCTTCAGCCGAGTGGAACCTGCAACTTTTCGAGAATCGACCAGATCGAGACCGTGGCCGCTCTTAAAACGGGCGTGGTCACGACGGCCGCCAGAAGTCAGCAGATGTTCGCGGTCAATTATAACGTTCTGAAGATTGCATCCGGACTGGGCGGTCTCGCATTTTCTAATTAAATTTTCTGGTTATACTATAATATACTATGGCTGGTGGTCTAGCTCAACTCGTTGCCTATGGTGCCCAGGATATTTACCTTTCCGGGCAGCCCTCGATTACATTCTTCCAGGCCATCTATAAACGTCATACTAATTTCGCCATGGAGGATATTCAGCAGTCCGTGAATGGTTCCGCCTCGAATAACAGCCGCGTGACGGTCACCATTGCTCGTAACGGAGACCTGGTCGGTGACGTCTATGTTCGCCTGGTTCCGATTGTCGGTTCCCCGGTCACAACCAACAGTGCCTACGACACGTGCTGGATTGCCGAGCGCGCAATTTCTGATGTGGAGCTGACGATCGGTGGTCAGAGAATCGACAAGCACTACCAGACCTGGTGGCGCCTTCACGCCGAGGTTTTCCTTCCCGAGTCCAAGAAGATTACTTATGGTAAAATGACCTCTTGCGGACTACGCGCCGATGATGGCCTGAACCCGCCGAGCGTCTACTTGCCTCTGCTCTTCTTCTTCAACCGCAACCCGGGTCTCTACCTTCCCCTGATCGCCCTGCAGTATCACGAGGTCCGGCTCGATTTCGATATTGCTCCAAATTTCAGCACCTATTTCGGAAACGGAACTCCGGTCTTTGATGTCTGGGCCCGGTATGTCTACCTGGATACCGAGGAGCGCCGGCGGTTCGCGCAGAAGGGTCACGAGTATCTGATCGAGCAGGTTCAGCACACGGGTGGTGATGCCCTAAACTTGCCGACGGGTGGCGCGAACTCGCAGCAGACCGTCCGGCTCTCTTTCAACCACCCGGTAAAAGAGCTCATCTGGTGCTACCAGAACAGCGATATCATCACAAACAAGAATGGAATGTGGAACTTTACGAACGCCATGGCGACTATTCAGCTGAACTGTGGAGCCTCTACGGGTGGCTCGACGGCACTGTGGTGCCTGCCGCACCAGATCGGGTGCCCTCGTTTCGACACCGCATCCAAGCCGTGGTTCGAGGAAGGTAACGACTCAAACAGTGTGAACGCCCCTCTGGCCTCTTTCAAGCTCATTTTCAATGGTCAGGATCGCTTCAAGGAACAGTCTGGTAAATATTTCAACCAGGTTCAACCTTGGGGCTATCATTCGGGATCTCCCTATCCGGGAATTTATACTTATTCTTTCGCACTCGAGCCCGAGAGCCACCAGCCCTCGGGAACCTGCAATTTTTCACGGATCGATAATGCCCAGGCGTGGATCACCCTCAAGGGAACCACTATCAATACCGTCCAGAAGATGTTCGCGGTCAACTACAATATCCTCAGAATCCAGAGTGGAATGGGAGGTCTGGCCTTCTCGAACTAGGAGGTCTTTGTAGATGCACTGTAGAGCAGCAGCGAAACTGCACCAATTATATATAAGAGACCAAAATACTGCTGGCCCACAACCTGGCTGTTTTTGTCTGTGAGGCCCATATACATATCATAAATTCCAAGGCCGCCCAAAAGTATCACTAAGAGTATCATAAATAAAACTCCGGACATTTATTATATAAGTATAAAATAAATGGCCGACGTTGTTCAAGCCGTTGTGGCGTCACTCCCTGAGGGTGCTTCTATCGCTGAGATTCTCGACGAGGTCAGGAGTCTGCATCTTGAGAATATAATAGGGACTCTTCAGTCTCAAGATTTCGCTTCTGATATTCACCTGATCGAGACGCTCATTCATAAATTTGATTTAATATATGGTGATGTCAAGGTTGTTCTCTCAAAACTAAACTCGGAGATTCTTCATAACCCAGCCCTTGAGATGATATATGACTACTTAAAATCTAATAAGGAAATCCGCCAGGAAGTCCGTAAGGCATGCGGCTGCTTCCCATGCCTCCGGACGTCTGAGAAGCCTTGACCCAGAACGAGGCTAAGAAAATACCGGCCACAGACAGAAGTGTCGCCTGAATCATCTCTCTTGGGTCTTTACGCTTGTTCGGATCCAGAAAAGTCTGGAGTCCCTGCATAACCAAGACCGCCGCCAATATGAAAATAAGAAAGAGTTCAATCATTTAATAATAGTCTAGATAAAAGTTAAAGTCCTAAAAATATAAGACCATGAATTTCTCTTATATTATTGAGAGTATACTTCAGCCCGAGGCTTTTATACAGCCTGTTGCATATGAGCTCGATCCCAAGTGGAAGGATTTCGAAATTGAGCTAGGAAAATTCAAGTCCGAATTCGCGTCGGCCCGGGCTGAACTTACACGGGCTCACCATAGTCACAAGTCCAGAACGGACGAACTGAATGTTTTGAGAATGATGATTGAGAACATAAATTCAGAGGACTTAAAAGAGAGCATCTCTTCTATTGTAGACAAATACGAGACCGAAGAGGGTATCTCTGCCCTGGCTCAACAATGTGGGGAAGCAGCAGGGAAGGTGGCGGCTATGCGGAGTATTTTGATGGACACGAACGCTGAGAGGTATGCCAAGTTTACTTGTTTTGTATGTATGGATCGTCTTGTTGACTTGTTTATTGAACCTTGTGGACACGTCATGTGCGAGCCATGTTGGGCCAGAACCGTGAACAAAGATGCGTGCCCAGGGTGTAGAACCGCCTGCGCTGGAACTAAGAGAATTTACTCGATGACATAAATAGATTGGACCTGAGCAAGTCGTTAAAAGGCTCACCTGACTTTGGCGCAGTGGTAGCGCATCGGACTGTAGTTCCGCTGGTCGTGTGTTCGAATCACACAAGTCAGACGTGGGTAGGCCCTCACACATCAGAAAAGCCTCGAGGGGGAGCCACCTCGTTAAAAACGGCTTGGAAAGGGGCCCCCTCCTTTCCATTTCTGCTCTCATAACTCAGTTGGCTAGAGTGTCAGACACCGCTACGTCGGCTGATATGTTAATCTGAAAGTCGCAGGTTCGACCCCTGCTGGGAGCGTTTTTTAGCTGTTTAGCTCCAGTTAAAAAATTGTCTCAATCTTTTACCAATGGAGAAAGTGTGTTCCAAGTGTGAAGTTTCAAAAAGTATAGATGCCTTTCCAAGTGATCCAAAATGTTCAGGTGGAAAAAGAGGCACTTGTAAAGAATGTCGCCAACCTTCTCAATGGGTTCCTAAAGAAAATGAATCAATAATTTGCAGAAAATGTAAAGAAGAAAAACATCATGATTTATTTACTAAAAGAGGGAAGTATAAGTCATATGAATGTAAAGAGTGTTTGAACACACAAGAGCGAGCACTACGAGCAGCCGACCCCGACGCATGGAACGCAAAAATGCGCGAAAGATATGAACGTCTAAAAGACAGTATTAATGAAACACGGAGATTGAACTTACAGAGGCGCCGAGATACAGACCCGCATTACAGACTTATGATGGCTCTTCATTGTCGCTTATATATGGCGGTAAAGACAAAAACAGGGAAAACTCTTGAATTAACAGGGTGTTCTAAGGATGATCTATTCAAACATTTACAATCAAAATTTACAGATGGAATGACTTTTGAAAATTATGGTAAATGGCATATAGATCATATTCGTCCATGCGCCTCTTTCAATCTTGAAGATCCTGAAGAGCAGAAGAAATGCTTTCATTGGAAAAACCTCCAACCTCTCTGGGCTATTGATAATATTAGAAAGGGAGACCATTGGAACTAATAATCCTGCTCAATCTCTGGTTTACACGTTAATTTGTTCCATATCATTCTGAAAACGCTCACCTCCTCCTTTGGCTGCCAGCGAAACATCTTGGTGTTCGATCTGTTCCACATCTTCTCGTATAGCTCATCTATGAGTTCCAGAATTTCGTGATCATCAATTCCCTTGCGCATATTCCATAATTCTTCACATTTGAATCTTAAATCTTGTGCTTCTTCCATTAAAGACTATTATAACTTAAGATTTAATATGAAAGCAAAAATCCCTCGCGCCCTTCGAGAACAGGTTTGGAGAACCTGGGTAGGAAGGAAATTTGAACATAAATGCCTTGTGACTTGGTGTGAGAATATTATGACCGTCTTCGATTTTGAATCGGGCCATAATATTCCGGAGAGCAAGGGGGGCACTTTAAATATAGACAATCTCCGGCCCATCTGTGCCAAGTGCAATCGGTCTATGGGAGACGACTACACGATTGATGAATTTTCAAGAATTAGCAAAAGGTCTGCACGTTTATGGGAGTGTTTCAAGTATACAGAGCCGTCATCTTCTCCTGTGTCTTCGTCTGGAAGAACATAATGATAAAGACTATGAGAGGCAAGCTGCGGAGCTCACTCAGGTTCGAGTGAATGTAACCCGCGACGCCCTCGAGCGGAAAAGGTATTCTCTTTATAAACCTCCGAGAGGTATAGACAATGACTGAAATTATAGCAAACTGGATCAGGACTTCCAAAAAAGTTTTCCACTTTGCCTGATCCTTTTTCAATTCTGGTGTAAAATTGTCAAGGATCCTGGAGACCACAAAGGCGAATACGAACGAAAGTGCTCCGATCCATGCGACTCCCAAATTTTTCACAAGTTCCAACATACCTACAAGTATTAAAGAAAAAAGACTTTGGAAGAGAGGGGGCGAGTGCCCCTAGCGTCCCCGTAACTCAGTTGGTTAGAGTGCTAGTCTTATGAGCTGGAAGTCGCGGGTTCAAGTCCCGCCGGGGACAAATCGACCACGTAGCACAATTGGATAGTGCACCAGCCTTCTAGAAAATCTACGATTTTTGCCGGAGCCAGCTGGAGGTTGTGGGTTCGAAACCCACCGTGGTCGCCACGCATCAGTGTCCGAGTTTGGTCTAAGGAGAGCGACTTAAGTCCAGTCGTCCGCGACTGTCCGAGCCATCGCTTGCTCTTCGGAGCGCACGGGTTCAAATCCCGTCTGATGCATTTTCGCACCTCATAAAATCTATGTGAATAACAATGGATTTTATGAATTGCACATGGAGTCCTGAAAACGAGGCCCAGGTTTATTTCAGGGTCGCGGACTATACACCAGTTCAGGTTTCTGATTTTCACGAAATTATAAATGAAATTAGAAGTCGGGCGTCCGGTCTCGTGATAAAATTTGATCTCAAAGGGGCCGGACCCAAGACAAGAGAGGAATTTCGCTCTTTATTTAAGCTAATCTGTGACGTGATTGATTATACCAAGGGTGACGGGCTCCTCAGAAAGGTCTATATCATAGGGGCCGGATTCCTATTTAGGTTTCTTTATGGACCATTGAGTCTTTTGATACCAAGGGAAATCAGAGATCTTATTTTATTTTCATAATCCAGTATGGACTGGCTGCGGTTCGAGCCAGCCGATGATATTTTAAATATAGAAATCAGGGTCTCTGAAATGTTGGAATCTCTTCCGGGTGATATTGACAAATATTGTCAGGAAGTGATGTATCCAGTCCTTGATCAGATTCAGGAACTTTGTTTAAGAAAGAACCTGAAACAATCCTGCAAAGTGAATCTGGCCGATGTAAAGTTTCAGAATTTAAACGTCTTGATGCTTATTAAATTTATATGGAATATTCACAATCACACGAAGGATCACTTTTTGATTAATAAATGTGAAATGGCCGGAGGGGACTCGATCTTCGACGCTCTCATCGAGGCTGTCAAGTCCCTTTTACCCGGGGTCCTACGTGACAAAATTATTTTAGGAAGTAAAACAAAATAATTAAAATAAGGTGAATGAATAAAATTTTGTAATTTTGAATTAATAAATATAATTTAAATATGGATGCCAAACCTGGTTCAGTCCAACTTAATTCATGTTCGTGTATAAAAATGGCCTTTTCATTTTCATATTCGGATTCTATCACATCACTATACAATATAGTCATAGGTGAATCTTTCAGGGCCATGGAAAATCGTATAGGCCCTGTTGTATTTGACACGAAATATGCCTGACTCATATAATCTTCCTGTTTTGTCCGGTCGGCTATACAACTTTCTATGAGCCTCTTGATATCTGGATTCCTTTGTTCGGCCGCTATAAATGCGTTATTTATGAACCATCTATTATTCGCAATATGTCCCATAGTTGTAACGGTCGTCTCTAAGAGGGTCCGATTGGCCCGGGATACTATGAGTTTGCTGCTTTCTAATTTTGGTATATTATCGAGTGGCCGAATGGCTAACATATCACAGTCGACCGTGATGCCTCCATAAAGATACAAAACGACATATCGGCCAAAATCAACTTGTTGAATGAAATGTTCATATGAGTCAAATTTGGCGACACACTCGGGTCCATATTCTTCACAGGCCTTCCGGAGCCGCGCATGATCCCACGTCCGATGTTTCCACGTCGGATTCATTTCCCTGAGCCGGTTTACGTTCGAGTGAAACTTCTCCGGAATCTGGTCCCAGCCTTGTATCCATACCTGATGGGTCACTTTCGGTATCGGCATACTTATACACGAGGTCGTTATTTTTTTCGGGCTCTCCTATCGCGCTATTCAAGAGGTCTATGACGTTCCAGAGAACCATCATGACTATGAGATTTCTGTAACTCTCGGTTCTGAATTTTAAAACAAAAATAGGAATCAAAATCCAAAGAGCCCGAGTGACCCACACATTCCCGTGAAGAGCCTTATAGGCCATCAGGGTAGCCAGGACCAGCTTCATTACAAGTTTGACTTAAAAAAAATAAGCCTAAAAAACACAATGAGTGACCTCTTGGTGTTCTATCCCAAGGGGAGCATACTCTACATAGAATTTCTAGGAAAGGCCTATATCGACCGCCAACCCAAGACCCCCGAAGAGACTCTCAAATTTATGAATGAAATTAAGCCAGTCATCGAACAACTTGACGCATATGTTCTGAAGCACGGGCTCAAAGAAGTCATGGAGGTGAACCTCAAGGGAGTCCCAATTTCTAAATTAAATTCAGAAACCGCCCTGAACCTCATGAACATGGTCTCGGACATACGACCCGACAAAGATATCCTCCAGAAGATTGTAATTACTAATACAAATCCTGTATTTAATATGATCTACAAGGGGGTTCGGAACCGCCTTCCTCCGAGAGTCCGAGATATTGTTGAGATTTCTTCAGATTCTAAATTTTTTTAGAACAAATATTATATGGAGGAGGATGAGATTGAATTTCTAAAAAAATTAGAAAGTCAATGCAATGAATACTATCATTACTACAATAAAGAGCGCCTCTATTATTCTCGGCTCGCAAACAGATTCAACATTCCTATTTTGGTGACCTCGGCCATAAATGCGCTTATGGCCGTCGTCCTCAATTCATTTGTTCCTCAAAAATATGTGAGTATTATGAACGCGATATTATCGGCCGGAACAGGTGCGCTCGGGTCGATTCAGATGTATCTCAAAATTAATGATAAATTAACGAACGCGGCACGGTCCGCGCTCGTCATGAGGCGTTTGGCCCTCAGAATCTCAAAAGAATTGAGTGTAGACGTGAAGACGAGTGATGAAGAAACATTTCTTTCTGAATGTTTCACAGAGTTTAACGCGGCTCTCGAACAGAGCAACCCGGTCAAGAGGCACATTAAAAATTTCCTCAAACTAGAAAAGCCCGAACCCTTGGTGGAGCCTCTTTCCAAAACTGCTTCTGATCTGTCTGATACAAATTATACAGACGCCTATTCTCTTCCAGAATCTCCGGAGAGCTCAAGTCCGACCGCAGCCGAGCTTTCGGTAACTCCTCCACTAGAACAGGTGTGAACGGGGCCATTTCATCTCTCGACATTTCAAGAGCTACATCGAGATCGAGACCGTCCACATTGACCCAATAGTGCTCACAGACTTCTCCAGTCTCAGCAACAATACAGTATCCTTTGATAAGACGTGAATTGACATACCCCGCCTTATCAAGAGACTTTTTCAAAAGGGCCACGTGGTATACCACGGCCCCACCGACCTTGTGCATCTTGAGCCGAAGCGCAAGTCGCTTTACAATATCCATTATTAGGGACGGTTAAAAAAATAAGACGCGTATATATTAATGGATCCTATACTTACCCCGAGCAACTCCCGGTTCACAACATTTCCCATCAGATATCCGGACCTGTGGGAACTATACAAAAAGGCCGTCTCGAGCTTTTGGACCGTGGAAGAGATTGACCTCGGGGGCGATCTCAAGGATTGGAATGGACTGCGGCCTGAAGAGCAGCACTTCATCAAGATGGTTCTGGCATTTTTTGCAGCATCGGACGGTATTGTATTTGAAAATCTGGAACTAAATTTCACAAAGGAGGTTCAAATTCCAGAGGCGCGGTCATTCTATGCGTATCAGGGATTTAACGAGAGTATTCACGGTGAGACCTATTCACTTATGATTGATAAGCTCGTCCGTGACCCCGAAGAAAAGGAGCACCTCTTCAAGGCGATCGATACTATCCCGGCGGTCTCCGAGAAGGCTCATTGGGCCCTGTCCTGGGCCGGAAACGATGCTCCGTTCGCACAGCGACTGGTAGCATTTGCATGTGTGGAAGGAATCTTCTTCTCCGGATCCTTCTGTGCCATCTTTTGGCTCAAGAAGCGCGGACTTATGCCGGGTCTTTCGTTTAGTAATGAATTGATAAGCCGCGATGAGGGTCTTCATCAGGAATTCGCAGTGACTCTCTATAAGCATCTTATAGAAAAGTGCCCACCGAAGGACATTCATAAAATTGTTCAATCTGCATGCGAAATCGAGCGTCAATTTGTGACCGAGGCTCTTCCGTGCAAACTCATAGGGATGGATCATGAGGAGATGACTCGCTACATAGAGTTTGTAGCGGACCGCCTCATGACCCAACTTGGACAAGAACCTATTTATGGTTCTAAAAATCCATTTGACTGGATGGAAAACATTAGTCTGGAGGGCAAGACGAACTTTTTCGAAAAGCGCGTCGGCGAGTATTCCAAACAGATGATATCAGAGGGAGACGGTGTTCGATTCGATGAAGATTTCTAGTCGTCCTCGCCCTCTACGTCGGCACCCTCGCAGGTCGACATGTAGTTAGATTTGCCAAATGCTTGTCGGACCGCGCGCCGCATATCGCGTCTCGAGTAGTTCGACGTCTTGGATCCGTAAACAATCTTCCACAGAAAATGCATCAACAGAACGAAAACAATCGAGTGTAGAAGAAGTCCCGCCATCGTCGGGAGTCCCTCTGGGCTCGCGACCCACTTGCCGAGAACTGAGCGAACCAGAACAAAGAGCTTGGGGTTCGCCACCACCAGGAAAACAATCATTGGCAGAATAGCCATCTTTAGGGACATTTAATATTATTTTATATTTTTATTTAGAACCACGGGGCTGCGTAGTTTACTGGCGGCTTGGCTCTCTGCTGAGATTGTAAATTTCTAAGGGTATTGTTACCGGAGTTCGCACGCGGAGGCGGCGCTACGGGTGCCTGCTGGGAATTTGATCGAACCGGAGCCCTGGGAGGAAGTGCCCCGAGCTCGATTCCCTTGAGGTTATTCCGTCCGCCCGGACGTCTGGCCGGAGCGCGCCCGGACACATTTGGAATGTTAAACCTCTGAAGTATTTGAGCATTATAGGCATTTACAGCTTTGAAAAAGTCTGAATAAAGAGGCTTGTCATTCGGGCGCGTAGAGTTCAGAGTCCGATTGTTATTCTTGGAGCGTCCCAGTTGTTTGTATAAATTTACGTTATAAGCACCAGTATTGGCGTTCAAAAGACCGGCCATAGTCATATTCAAATTTTTAAGTTTATTGGTAGCAATATTCACCTGAGCAATTGCAGGAGCGGCCGGGGCGGTTCCTACTGCAGCGGCTACTGCGGCCGAGTTGGCGTTACGAGATGCCCGAACAACTTCGGCGACTCCCTGAGAAATCGCATTTTTATAACGCATGTTACCATTTCCGGACGGACTATTTAAAAGGTTCTTTATTTTTGTGGAATTTCGTTTCTCCCAAGGTGGTAGAGCATTAAATGCCGCAATATACTTGCGGAGCGAGGCCCTGAGCGCATTCGATCCCGCGACTTGCACCATGGTTTTGGCATTTGCCGGAGTTAAAGTTCCCCTCTGACGACTGAGTCTCGCACCCATCTTGAGGTATACCTAGAAAAAAAGTCGTGTAAGAGCCACATAAAGACGTGAGCCCTGTATACAGTAGAAGAGTCAAAATGGCAGTCCGTATGTTCAACACTTTCAATGCTTCCGAGGTCACTTTCAGCGAGGTTCGCAAGAACAAGCAGGGAGGCAAGGTGGTCTATCTCAACAGTTCTTCCGGTCAGAAGCTTCTATTCCAGCTTCCCAAGATGCGCGCGCCGTTTGGTCTGAGCGAGTATCACGACGAGAAGTCGGGCAGCACAACCTACAGTCTGCCTCTGAGTCTTGAGGATCCGGCCGTTCTCAAGAGCTTTCAGGATCTCGATTCGTCCGTTCTCGACTTCATCACGAAGAATTCCGAGGAGATTCTAGGTAAGAAGATGAGCCGCGAGGTGATTTCCGAGGGCATCTACAAGTCGCCCATCAAGCAGAGTTCCAAGGAGGGTTACTCGCCTACCCTCAATCTGAAGGTTCTCGTGAATTACAAGGACGGTTCTATTGGCACCGAGGCCTATTCGGCCAGTCGGCAGCAGGTGCCTCTGACAGACCTCGAGAAGGGCCAGTTTCTCAACGCGATTGTTGAGATTAACCAGATTTGGAGGACTCCAGCCGGTGTGGGAGTCTCGATCCGGGTTCACCAGGTGATGTTCGCCGCGACCAGCAAGCTCAAGCCGTGCGCTTTTCTCGCCGTCGACGATTCCCCCGAGCCCGAGGTCGAGTCCGAGACCGAGGATTCCAGCGATATTAGTGTTGATGGAGAGTGAAAATTAAATATGTGTAATAGTAAGAATGAATTGGATAAAATCGTCTCAGTTTCAATTTGTCCAGAACCCAGATAGGCATTATGTATTTAGAAGAAATAACACGGGGAACACAGAAATAGACGTCCCAAAGAACATAACAACCAAGGGGCGCGCGCGCATGTGGCTGCTGGCGCATCCGGAAGCCCCTACGCGGTTTCGGCGGAAGAAGGCCGCGGTCAATATGAGCGGAGTAGAGATTATTAAGCAAAATAATGGGACCGTGGCTATCAGAAAGCACCTCGGTCTCCCGGGTGCCTACACCTACTTTACTTTTCCAATGAAAAATCCGACTCAGAAAAATATAGAAACTGCGCTCAAGCCCGTTCACATTTCTGCATTTAATTCAGAAAAGAACACGTGCGGCTTGCGTAGCCACTTAAAGACTTTTCTGCAGGTCGGAAAAGGTCGACAGGGAATTGTTTTTAAGGCGACAAAAGGCTCTGAAACTTTTGCGATCAAGGTGGTCCCGCACGACCTCCTCGCGGAGAGGCGCCGGGAGAAGCAACCGGGTATTGTTGAATTCGATATTCAAAAGGCCATAAGCGATGTTGTGCCCCGGGGAGTCGTCATGCCCTATCAGCTTATGCATTGCATGGATTTTATCAAGCCGGCCGAGATAAATATGAAAAATGTCCAAGATCCTAAGCATTTCGACAAGTCTAAGCAGACCATCCTGACTATGCAGTGGTGCAATGGAGGAACGCTCGGGAGCCGATGCAAATCAGGAAAGGTGACTGACGATTTTCTATTTACCGGAATGATGGATATACTCAAGACTCTCGCGGAGATTCGCAAGACGTATCCCGATTTCAGACATAACGACTTGCATATCGAAAATGTGTTTTTAAATAATGACCAGTTTCTGATGGGTGATTTTGGCTGGGCCCGGCTCAAGAAGAACGGAACGAACCCCGCGGTCAACACGGCCAATGGGACGACTACCGCATCATTCTGGGGTGTCGGGCCAAAGACCGACCCTCGGTATGACCATCACCTGTTCCTCAATGAACTCCGTGAATTTGTAATTAAAAATCCTGGAAAATTCCCAAAGACGGCGAAGTTTTTGGAAAAGGCGGTCCCTAAGGGATATCGCGGACAGACCAATGGACACGTAGTAAATTACCGTCTCATATATGACGATCCGTGCCCTGGCCTTCCGGATCTCAAGGAGCTCATGGGCTTGGCTCCTATGCGCCGGATGGAGCTCAAGCCGTCTGTGTCCAATCTGACAGAAGGCAAGGCTCGCCTACGCAAGAAGCCCACGCGGCCTTTCACCTCTCTGAACCTTGTTGCGGCCCGTGCGAAGCTCGGCCGAAAGGTTGGTCCCAAGGCCATCGTAAAAGCGACCGAACTTGTAAAAGTCTTGAGAAAAATTAGTAAAATTCGAGAGAAAAGGGTGACTTCGGCCAATTTGCAGGAGGCTCGGGCCAAGCTCAAGAAGCCCAAGAAGCCCAAGGAGAAGAGTCCCCAGGGGTGGCGCAATGTCAAGGTCCCTGTTGCAATGACAAAGACTGCCGCATTTAACAAGATGATCACTAAATTTTGGACTAATAATGGAAAAAAGTCTGGGGCGAACCCCAATCTTCCCAACTATTTCCAGAACGCTTGGAACCGGGCAAAAGCCAAGGCCCTTGAGGTGATCAAGAAAAACATGGCCCTGAAAGGACTGGCCCCCTCTCCAGTCGTAGCACCGCTTCCGGTGAAAGTTGCACCACTGATTCCCCGGCCACCCGTGGCTCCCCTTTTGAAGGGTAAAAAGTATATTGAAAAGCCCAAGGAGCGCAAGGCTATCGTGATAAACGCCCCGACACTGGCTCGTAAGAGCCCGTCCTCAGGACGCGTGAAGATTTTGGGCGCCTCAGGTCGAATGGTCTATGCGGACCTCCTGTCCATACCGGACCTGCAGGCCTTCGCGGCCCGGCACAAGGTCGATGTGAAGGGTGCCCGGTCGAAGATTGAAATCATCCAAAAGATTTTGTCCAATAAAGGTAAATGAAGATGATTCTATGGGGCTTGATAATTTTGATCCTAATTTTGATAATTAATAGACTTTGGTCAGTTTCGAACTATGATAGGTCCCCGGCAAACAAGGGGGACATTATTGTATACGGTTCCAAGACCTGTCCGTGGTGCGTCAAGCAGGAAAAGTGGCTGACGGATAACGGTGTCCCGTATACATTTGTGGACTGCAAGGATGGAAATTGCCCAAACTTTGTGGACGCCTTCCCAACCTTGATGATTAATAATGAAATTAAGAAGGGTTACACAGAACTCGGTCCGCCGAGTTCCTACCCATCACCCTCGCAGATCTAGCACTTGAAGGCTGCCAGAGCCACTGCGAGAACGAACGTGTGCCAGAGGGAGTCGACCGGCTTGAGGATCGTCACGTGGGGCACGAGGGACTGGTTCCATAGGAACCGGAGGAAGAAGGTCATCAATATGATGTAAATAAGCAGAAGCAGGATGTTCTGAATGAGCTCGGCCTGAGTCTTGGACTTCATAAGATACGACATTTGTTATTATGTATGTGGAAAAAAAAATATACATAATAATAAGATGGTTCTGGTGAGGACCAGGGTTTACAAATTGAAAAAGACTACACCAAACAAGGCTGGAGCCAGCCGAAACGCGCCAAATCCCTGGGCCCCAAAGTATACCTGGGCTCCCTGGGGGACAAAGGGTGTCGTCCACGATAATTGCTATGATTACGCACTCGGTTCATATTCAAACAACAGAACTTCCAAGAGTATCCCGGGCGACCGGAGTAAGATAAGCTCGGCCGGAATGACCTTCCGGACTTGTGCGGGTATATCAAAGCGTGTCCTGGCCGACAATCCCGGAAATGTTTACAAAATGAAAACTCCTGGAGAAAAACCAAAGGCTGGTTTCTACAAGGTTATGTGCTTTGTGGCTCCCTCGAACGACTTTGGGGATCCGACGGGTGACTTTCACTGGTATAAGGAAATTAGCGGAATCAGGTATAAAATTAGACAGGGTGACACTGTGGCCGCCCTGGCTAAATTTTTTAAGGTTCGTCAGTCTGTTATTATTGCAGCCGTTTCCAAGGGAAGCCGCCCGATAAACACGAGCGATGGCCGGGTCGCCAACAATAATACAGAGTTACGAGTTCTAAATAAATATAATTCAAATTCAAATTCTCCTAAATTACCGATCGGAAAAGTTATCGAATTTCCAGTAAAATTATGGAGTCACAAAACTGGCTGGGCAGGTGGGCCGCTTATCGTCGACGCCTCTGGAAACACAATCTCGGACCCAAGAAAGGCTGACCGTAATTACACCCCGGGCTTTCACTACACTAAATTCTGTTCGGCCTACGGTGTCCGCAGAGGGTTTGCCAAGACTGGAAATAATTTAAACCGAAACAGGGTCAACGTAAACCGAGTCCCCCAAGCACGTCCATAAGATCTTCACCCGGATTTATATCAAAGTGAATATCGGTATAAAATCTGGTGTTTCCAGGAGGAATTATTTGTCTAAAGTCAAGTCCGAACCCTTCCGTGATGGGCAAAATATTTGATGTCGAAAAATTGTTCACAGAAACTGTAGAATCTTCAGTGCGTTCTATAATGAGTCGGCACCGATAGCTCGGGACATCGAACGGGACTCGACACATCGGGCAGGTGGGGTCCGGGCCGGTGCAACTCGCCTTCCATCTGTTTAGACATTTTAGATGAAATTCATGATCACAGCCAAGTTTTCGTTTTTGGCTATGGGCATTCATATTCGTGAGGCACACGGAGCACTGAGGACCGTTGTGTTGCCAGCACCGTTCTTGACCTTCTTTTAAAGTTTGACGGCAAGTTCCCCCTGATAAAGTCGGGGCCCCACACTGCATTATATTTTGTATCCATTAATTTTGGGAACGATTTGCGCGCCGGGCCCTGGCCAAGTCAATCTCAAGGGACCTGATGGCGTCCCTATATTTTTCACGAATATTCTCTTCTACATTTTTGCGAAAGACAACCAGAGGATCGTCGTCCTGTTCCATTCGACACGTCGGACACTCGATCGAAGTTTCAAACCACTTCATTATACATTTGGAATGAAATACATGACGACACTTGAGCTTCTTATCATTCCTCTTCGTGGCCTCGAGACAGACCGTGCAGGTCGTCGAAGCGTGGGCCCGGCACTTCCCGTCCTCGACCGCCTTGTGCTTGCATTTCTTTCCACCGAGCGTCACGGAAGAACAATTCATTTTACTATTGTAGCAAACGAATAATTTCTTCGTGAATTTCCTCGGGGGTTCTCTCTGCGTCTATAATTATAACTTCACATGGCAATTTTGAAATTAAATTGTTATACTCCGAATCCAACTCCCTGAGATAATCAAGGTCTATACCCGAATCACCCGCCTGACCCCTGAGGCTCATGTGTTCGAACGCCTTCTCTGGGCTCTTCTTCAAAAATATATACAGGTCCGGATACCAAACAAATTTGTCATAAAATTGAGAATAGGTATGGTCCTCTCCGTCTGTAACAAGCCCCCTGTTCACAAGGACCTGCCAAAATACAGTCTTTGAACTGGCCAAGGATCTTTCATAAACGACGGGCTCTGGATGATCTATCGGACGCTGGGTCTGAAGAATTACCATGTGAAAATAAAATGCCCAACGGCTCGGGTCCTTATAAAATTCTTCGAGAGGCCACTTGTCTAGGGGCTCTCGGTGAACTTTCCATCCCTTTTTTTCAAGGAGATCAAGTTGAGTCGTCTTTCCAGAACCAATGTTTCCATCCACAATGACCCGACGACTCATTATTATTTATACGACGTGTGTCTTTATTACTCGAGCAGATTCTTATACTCATAAGCGCTTGAGGACGAAAGACCGACCGGTTCGAGAATATCTGTATCGGCCACCTTACCATTCATAGTGACCCCACATTTACCCGACATGGTCATCACACATTGGCCATCCTTGACCATCAGAGGAGGCGCTGGAGTCATGGACACGGCCGGGGTGCTCGGACCCTGCATCGGAACCGCTGGGACCGCTGGGACCGCCGGGACCATCGGAGCCGCCAGGGCCGTCGGAGCCGCCGGGACTGCTGGAGGGGCCGTCGGAGGGGCCGGGACTGCTGGAGGGACCGCCGGGGCGGCGTCAAAGTTGGAGTTCCGTCTGAGTAAAATTATGAGAATTACGAACAGAACGACAATGGTGGCAGCCTCCACAAGATACTTCATATTACTAAATTCAAAGTTTTTATTTTCTGCAAGCCGCGTCGTTGAGTGGCAGCTTCAGGTCCTCGGGGGACATGGACTGCAGCTTCTTGCGGTAGGTGAAATTATCCTGGAAGGCGATTTTATTATCAGACATTATCTTGTCGTTAAGAATCTTGGACGCGGAGAAGGACGTGATACAGCGGCCATCGGCCATTCCCATACGCTGAGACATTTACTATTCAATTACATTTTATTTTGACAAAATTTCTACCCACTCCTTGAATTTAGCCCCCAAAATAACATCGAACAGCTCTGGGGTCGCGACCGGCTTGACTAGGGCGTCGGTCGTGATGGTCCGGTTGATGATTTCGTAGGACAAAGCGATCTCGTCGAGCGTCTGCGCTCCGGTGACAATTATTCTGCCCGTGCTGAAGACGCTCGCGGTGACCTGCTTCATACCTGGCGCCGGAGCGAACTTGATCTTGACCGCCGAATATCTATCTGGATCGAATGTCACTTTGAACATATTGTTCGAAAACTTGGCGATGACGGCGCGGAGGTTCACAGATGCGTTCAGTGAAAAGTTGGTGTTGATCATACTGATGCTTATATCACCAACCGGAACCTCCTTCTCAAGGTCCAAAACTATACCCAAAATAAAGGATAGTTGTTTCATAATTCGCTTGCAGTCGATAAAGTCGGCGCAACCCGCAACCTGAATCGAACCGTTCGGGAAGAGTTTGACGCTCTTGCGAGAATACTGGTCCTGATAACCGATAGTGACCTGGTTATAGAACGCGGTATCCTTCAGCTTCCACTCGAAACCCCGAAACTTGGAACCCTTGCGGCGAACTGTGATAGAACCCATCTTTGCGAAATTTTCTTTAAATTTAGCCAGATCGATAGTCTGGATAAATTTAGAGCACATCGTGATGGTCGTGACCCGGACCCACGATGGTGCCGGACGACCCGGAAAGTGCTTGATAACGCCATCTCGAGCCGCATCCAACTTCTTGATATAATCGAATGTGACGTCCATTGTTGTTAAACCTATATCGCCCTCGACTACCTTGACCTTCACACGACACTTTTTTTAGCGGCCCGACGAACCACATTCGCAAAAGGAGTCTTTTTGATATAAGATTTAGCAATCTTCTTGTAATAGGACTTGAGGTGCTCGTCATTGGGATGAATGTTATTCGTCTTGGTAATTTTGTGTGCAATTATGGAAATCAGTTTCTGTTTCTTTACCGAATTTAAAAAGTTATTGAGTGCACCATTTCTGATGCTAGGTTTGTTCAATAGAGAAATTGTCTTTTTGTGACCCCCGAGTTTCTTTACCGCCTTTATTGCTTCGGGGGTCGCACCCTTGATCTTGGCCTCTTTGATATTTCCGGCCGTTTCATTGAGAGCCTCGGCGGCGATTGCCAATTCGGGCAAACCCCCCGGGACGGTTTGAAGAGCCTCGACGATTGGTTTATTGGAATTTCCACCTGGAATTTTGGTGTTTACCAGAAGGGGCTTGGAGTTCGAGGGCAGGGCCGGAAGGGGCTTGGAGTTCGAGGGCAGGGCCGGAAGGGGCTTTGGCCTAAACGCGTTCCCGAGGAACCCGTAGTTTGCAGGAGGTGCTGCACGGGGCTTGAACGCATTCCCGAGGAACCCGTAGTTTGCAGGAGGTGCTGCACGGGGCTTGAACGCATTCCCGAGGAATCTGTAATTTGCAGGAGGTGCACGGGACTTGAATGCGTTCCCGAGGAATCTGAAATTGGCGGGAGGTGCACGGGACTTGAATGCGTTCCCGAGGAATCTGAAATTGGCGGGAGGTGCTGCACGGGAATTCCCGAGGAATCTGTAATTGGGCGTCTTCAAAAGTCTCTTTTGACTTTCGAAAGCATAATTCACCATAGAATTGTTTGTCCTTCCTAAATTTGTCTTTATAAATATCAAATTTTGTGGAGTTTTTGCCCTTTTTATTTCAATCAAGAGGAGTTTAACAACATCCTCGCGACCCTTGAAAGACTTGGGCAATTTACGCAAAAGTTCTCCGATGGCACGAATTCTCGCACCGATCGGAGCCTGTGCAAGTTTTCTCATATTGGAAGTAAATTTCGAAAAAATATTGCTCGTCATTTCATTTTTGGCGACCGGCCCTAATTCTCCTTTTAAAATTTTAAGAATAGCCTCTTGAGGGCCATCAGTAGAAACTCTGCGAGCTATTCCGGCAGCGACCGGGCCCGGGAGCTGTTCTCCGGCCGTGAGCAACAATGGGATCGGACCCGTCTTCACGAGCTGTTCAGCGGCCCCGATCCCTAATTCTCCTTGAAGAATTCTCAAAACTGCCTCTTCCGAACTGTTCTTTGTCACCCTTTTAACAATATCCGAAGTGACATTCTTTGATACGTTTTCTCCTGAACTTGCATTTAAAATTGCGTTTAGGGGGGCCCGTTTCACCAGCTGAGCCGCACCTTCACGACCCATGCTTCCCTTGAGAACATTTTTAAATTCTAAATTTGCACCATTTTTGGAATTTGCCTGATCCTTGATAAGTTTTATAATTTTTTCAGTGACCGACATATCCTGGTATGGACCCAGAAAAAAAGGTGTCTTGTAAAAGTCAGAGTATCAACCGGGACAAGGGGATATCAAGCAAAAAAGCATGTCTGGACTCAAGACCCGCCTGATCGCACCCTATCAGCACGACGGTGTTCGATGGCTCGCAAAGCGCGAACTCGACACCAGTTACCCCGGGGGCTTCCTGTGCGATGAGATGGGCTTGGGCAAGACGGTCCAGTTGATCGCAACAATGCTCATTAACCCAAAACCCAGAACGCTGATCATCGTCCCCAAGTCGATCGTGGGTCAGTGGTGCCAGGAAATCGCACGGTTCGCACCCCGTCTCAAGACGCACGCATTCGACGGAGTCAAGCGGAGTTTGCCCGATGCTCTTCCCGATGTGGTTGTCGCACCGTATTCGGTTCTGCCCTGGCGCCCCGGTGCGGCACCCTGTGCCCTCTTGGCGGTTCAATGGGACCGGGTCATCCTCGATGAGGGTCACGAAATTCGAAACAAAAAGAGCAAGGGTCACATGGCCGCGATGCAAATCAAGGCGCCGATTCGTTGGGTCGTGACCGGCACGCCCGTCTTCAATTCGATGAAGGATTTCATTGCCCTTTGTGCATTTGTTGGCATTCATCGCGATGTGGTCCAGGGATATACCGATGAGATTCGCGCCAAGTATGTCCTACGCAGAACAAAGGAGGACGTGGCCAAGGTGAATTCGCGACTTGAGCTGCCCCCGTGCGATTTCCAAAATATCGAACTCGAAATGCATCCCGAGGAGCGCGACCTCTATCACACGGTCTTTCTCGACGGCCAAGCCTTTGTTCGACATGTGGTCCAGTCCGAGAACCAGGCCATCCACCAGATGGCCATGCTCGAATGCCTTCTTCGCGTGCGCCAAGTGATGACGTGGCCTCAGCTCTATTACGATGGGATGGCCATCAAGGCGGAGTCGGACCCGGAGCCTTGGCTCGGCCGTTCGAAGAAGATCGAAACCCTGATCGACCTCATCAAGACGCACCCATCCGAAAAGTCCCTGATTTTCACTCAATTTATGGGAGAAATGGACGAGATTCAGACGCGGCTCACCGCAGAGGGCGTCCCGACCCTGCGAATCGACGGGTCGGTCACCAAGGAGCAGCGCGACATTCGAATTGCGAATTTCAAGAAAGCGACTGGTTCGGTCGCATTCATCATCCAGATCAAAGCGGGCGGGGTCGGTCTCAACCTGCAGGAGGCTACGCGCGTCTACATCACCTCACCGGCGTGGAACCCTGCGACCGAGCTCCAGGCGATCGGCCGGGCCCACCGGACGGGCCAGACCCAGAAGGTGACTGTTCGCCGCCTGATTTACGCGGGAGAAGAGGCGATGCCATCAGTCGAACAGTCGATTATGCATCTTCAAGAAGCCAAGGCCAAGATTTGCGCGGAGATTCTCAACGACAAGCGGCTCGCGACCCAGGTCCCCAATTCGTCCAGGACGAAGATTACAATTCATGCTTTGAAGAAGATATTTGCTGTGTAAATTAAAATACCGCCTCATATTAAATGTCCGAGTCCCGTGCTGTTAGATTTCACCAGGGTGATGCGTCCCTTAAGAAAAACCCCAAGGGGGAGATTGTGAGCGCGGCCAAGTCCAAGGCCGAGAAGTCGAACCCATGGATAAAGGCGGTGATGAAGGCCCGCAAGGCTCTCATCAAGTCGGGAGACTTAGCCAAGGGCGAGTTCGCCCCAGTGAAGGGTAAGCTCCTGGCAAAGGCTCATGAAATTTATAAAAAATAAATGATACTTATAATATACAATGGCGGGTGGAAAGTTCAGAGCTATGGTGATGGCATGTTTTCTGCTGTCCGCCGCGACCTTTATCCTGGCCAACGGCGCCATTGCCCAGGATTGCATAAACAGCAGTCCGGATTATTCCAAGAAGAACGCGAGCAACGGTAATTTTGTCCTTGGGATGCTCATCTGTGCTCCCATGTGTATTATCTGTGCAATCATTGCATTCGTAGTGGCGGTCCGTATGCCCTAAAATAAAATTCATTAATATTAATGGCCGCCCAGGGCGTTTATAACGGTCTGGCCGAGGTCGGAAAGATAAAGGCGACCATTGGACTCGTGGTCGCGGTCTGCGTAGCACTGAGCTGCTGCGCATCAGGTGGAATGACCTTAGCTGATAAGCACACAGCTCAGGCCACTGCATCAGTTTCTAATGTAAATTGTGCTTCGATGACTAACCCATGCTATGCACCGGCGTCTTATACAGTCTCCGGAAAAGAATATTCGATCCAGACAACTTGGCCTAATAAAGAAACCCCTTCGACGATTCCGGTTTCTTATGATCCAAAGAACCCTTCCGACGGGGTTCAGGGTAATTCTCCCGTTCTGTTTGGTATAGCAATGATAATATCCGGATTTTTATTAGTCATTTGCGGTTACCTGATTTATCATTTAACTACAAAATATAAACCTCTCGCGGCAGTCCAAGGTGCGAATGCCATAGCACAACTCATATAAATGCACAAGCCCCCTTGGCCAATACAGGTTGTGGTTCCTCTTCGAACAGAGACCCCGCGAACCTTATCTGATATGATCGCACGGTCAGACCCCAATTTTCATTGAAAAAATAAGTCGAATCGACATCTACAATGCATTGTAGTTCGAGACCTCGAAAGAGACCTTCCTGAATATCCGGGGAGATCTGTTTTGAATTTTCATCAAAAATATACGTGGCCTCATCCACCTTGACTCTCAGTGACGTGGTCGACTTGAGGTTCGAACTAAAAGGCTCTTGGGGGCACAAGTGCGTCTCGAGATTCTTCCACCATTGAATAAAGTCGGGTCGGTCTTCAAAGTCTACATTCATACTTTTATAGGCTGAGAGACCCCACGTGCTTTTTGCTCTTGGAATCTGGAATCTCAGTGGGCCACCCTCATAGAGGAATTTTGAGCGCCCTTTGGCCCCCGGAATTATTTCAATTCTATCAAGGTCTACATCGGACCATAAGACCATTTTAAATTAAAATAGTTTATACTTTTAAGTAACATGGCTTTTAGTCTTAAACAGCCATTGGGAGGAATGAATGCTCGCGCGTTATGGGCATCTCTCGCATCCGTGCCGACCCAGCTTGCACGGACCAGAAGCACGAGTCCTCGTCGTCGCACGCCCCCGAAGGCTTCGCCAGCACCCGCGCCTCCCAGAGTTTCTCCGCGGAGACCCAGCCCTCCCAGAGCCTCTCCGCGGAGACCCAGCCCGCCAAGAGCTTCGCCCCGTAGACCCAGCCCTCCGAGAGCCAGCCCTTCGAGGGCCAGTCAGGCATATAAATCAGGAGTTCTATCGGCTCATAATCGTCTATCTTCGAACAACTGGAAGCAAAAGGCCGAGCGCGTCTACGAGGCTTTCAGAAACGCAGGTTTAGCTAAATACCATACTAAAAATATGTGGATAAAGAATGTCACTCGTATATACGCCAACTACAAAGGAAGACTAGCACATGGACGCGCCTATGGTATGACCGGTGGGAGGCATTATGCATCGCAGGGTGACCCGGACTACATTCCATCAAATCATCCAAAATATGAAAGTTTAAGAAGACTCCGTAACAATATTCAGATCTAATTCGGTGAACCAGGACTCATTAGTCACGAGCGACATAAACGACCCGTTCGAGCATATTATTTCTACATTATAAGAATATTCTGAATAAAATATTTTTAAATCATCCTCTATTATCAAATCTACCGGGCGTCGTATCACATGAAAGTCATGTAATCTAAAATTATGAAGTGTCTTACTCGTCTCATTATATATCAATCCTAATCTGGGGCGATCCAAACCGGGTGGTATCGTTACGGGGCCGGGCTTAATTTTAAATTCCAAAAGGGTATCTATTGATGGTTTCGAATCTTTTATGATTTTTATAATTAAATCGTCCGGTAAATTTTTCCAGATGTCTGGATCCATCTTTTATCTAAACTTAATTTGTTTATTTACAATCACATGATCGCGCGATTTGAAATCTCGAGAAACCACCTCTATTTCATACTCGTCCCAGCCCATATTGAAGACGTGTAAAATTTGTTCCCGGATCTGATCGAACTTTATGCCCCTTCGGACGGCGGTTCCTCCAAACCAGACGAATTGTCGGAGAGTCAAGGACTCTGTATTATTCGTTTCGAAAATTGAAATTCTGATTTATTTTCAATTTTCGAGGCAAAGACGGACGTCTATGTCATCCGTAAAACTTAAAATGAGCCTGACCAGGTCACACGGAAGTTCCTTCCATATTTGGTCCATATGATACTTGGGCCCAAACTCTTTAAATTGGTTGGCGATTCGGCTGAGGAGGAACCGTAGAATACTTGCCGTTTCCATAGTTATAAGCTTTGGTTCCATTAATTGTCTTATATTTGTTGAGACCCTTGCGGTATACCGGAACATTTCCATGATTCGTCGGAGTCTTTAAGAGCTTGTATCCACGGGCCAACATACCTATATGTTTTCCTGTTTCACCCAAAAATGAGCGCGGGGCTTCCTTAATCACGCGGCTCGAACTTCCCATATTTCGAAAAAGGCCCTGTGCGCCCATAGCCGCATTTGAGTGTCTATAATTCAAGGAGGCCATTTATATTTGCGTATATAATTATCCTGAACAGGTCTCACAGTCTCGCGAGCAGGCCAGGACCGGGACTGTGACCTGTTGAGCCTTGGCCTTTGGCCGAGTCCTAAGATAGTAAAGTCCGGTCTTGAGTCCCTTCTTCCATCCGTAGATGTGCATCGAGCTTAGCTTGGCCTGTGAAGGATCCTCCATAAATATGTTGAGTGACTGGGACTGGTCGATGTAGGCCCCGCGGTCCGCGCTCATATCGATGAGGGATTTTTGAGGAATTTCCCAAACGGTCCGATAAATCTTCTTAATTTCAGAAGGCAAGTCGAGGTTCTGGACCGAGCCACCCGCTCGGACAATTTCCGTCTTGATTTCGGGTGTCCACTTTCCAAAGTTCTGGAGAGTTTTGACGAGGTGCTTATTTACCATCACAAACTCTCCGGCCAGAGTTCTCCTCAGGTAGATGTTCGTCGTGTAGGGCTCGAAGGCTTCGTTATTTCCGAGAATCTGTGCAGTCGAGGCGGTCGGCATAGGCGCGACCAAGAGCGAATTCCGGAGGCCCCATTTGGCGATCCTCTTCTTGAGACCGTCAAACCCCGGTCTATTCAATCCCCACATATCAAACTGAAGCTTCCCATTGTGTGCGGGCGAGCCCCGGAAGGTTTCGTAGGGTCCCTCCTCCTCTGCCATCTTGCAGGACTCCTCGAGGGCCGCGAAATAAATAGCCTCGAAAATATCGGTATTCAGTTTGCGTGCGACCATATCGTCGAATGGGAGCCGGAGCATCATGAACACGTCCGCGAGACCCTGAACACCGATGGCGATCGGTCGGTGCCTAAGGTTCGACTTTCGGGCCGGCTCGGTCGGATAATAATTGCGGTCGATGACCCTATTCAAATTTCGAGTCACGACGCGAGTCACTTCACAAAGTTTCGCAATGTCAAACTCTCCGTTGCGAACAAATGCCGGGAGACTCAGAGAGGCCAGATTACACACGGCCGTCTCGTCTGGTCCAGAGACCTCCATAATTTCGGTGCAAAGGTTTGAAGATTTGATGGTCCCGATATTCGCCTGGTTCGACTTGGAGTTCACGGCATCCTTATAGCACATATAGGGCGTTCCGGTCTCGACCTGAGACTTGAGGATGGCATTCCAAACGTCACGAGCCTTTAGGACTTTGCGAAACTTTCCCTGAAGAACATACTTGGAATAGAGCTCATCAAATTCGCGTCCCCAGACATCTGGAAGTCCCGGGCACTCGTTCGGGCACATCAAGTGCCAATCCTGATCGTCCTCGACCGCTCGCATAAAAATATCGGGAATCCAAAGGGCCGTGAACAAGTCTCTGCAACGCATCTCCTCGTCGCCCTGGTTCAACCGAAGCTCCAGAAACTCCATAACGTCTGCGTGCCAAGGTTCGAGATAAATCGCAAAGGACCCCTTGCGCTTCCCTCCTCCCTGGTTCACATACCGGGCCGTGTTATTGAAGACCCGAAGCATAGGGATGATACCATCCGCGATTCCGTTCGTTCCCTTGATCTTTGAGCCGTTCGCTCGAATGTTCGAACAGTGAATGCCGATTCCCCCGGACCACTTGGAGATGTGGGCACACTCCTTGAGAGTCTCGTAGATTCCATCAATCGAATCATCCTTCATAGCGATCAGGAAACAGCTCGACATCTGGGGCTTGGGCGTTCCGGCGTTGAACAGGGTCGGAGTCGCGTGTGTAAAAAACTTGAGCGACATAAGGTTATAGGTCTCACGGACTCGAGCAAGGTCCTTGCCGTGAATACCGAGTGCGACCCTCATAAATAGATACTGGGGCGTTTCGCCCTCGTTGAGATAGCCCTTCTGAAGTGTCTTGATTCCGAAATATCCAAAAAGATAATCACGGGAATGATCAATCCACGAATCAATCTCTAATTTGAGGTCCTTCATCAGACTTTCAGAAACGACCCCTTTGGCGTGCAGAGAGACCATCGCGTCCGAGAAGGAACTCGGGCACGTCTTCTGAAGGTTCGAGACTGTGATTCGCATCGCGAGTGTTTCATAGGCCGGGTCCTCCGTAATCATTCCGATCGCAACCTCGGCCGAGAGCTCATCTATCTGTGATGTAGAAATACCATCATACATTCCATTGAAACATTTCTGGGCCACTTTGGCCGGCTGGACATTTAGAATTTCGAATTCAGGAGCAGAATTGAGTTTTTGGATCCGGTCCGTGACCTTGTCGAAGAGCATCTCGACCACTGCCCCAGAGCGCTTAGTGACCTTCATTTCCATTTAAAATGGTCCACTTTTTTATGTGGGCTAATCTCAATGGAGACCTATGATCTCAAGCCGATACGGAAGGTCACCGGGACCCCTCTCAGTAATGCATTTTTCTCTGAATTCAACCGTCAGACGATCCATAAATCTATTCGGGAAAGCGTCAAGCGCCAGACTGGCCAGGCCATCGACCGTCAGAACGATCAGGACCTTCAGGTTCTTATGAAGGTGGTCTATACCGATATGGCCCGTGATATGTATACGGACATTCGCAATCAGGTCAGTGCAATGAATAACGAGACGGTGATTCGCGCCACGGGGACTATCAGAACCGGATTACTTCAGCAGGTGTTTTATATGCGGGACATTTCGCAGAACCGGGTTCCGAATGCCCTGCCCATCAGTTCGAGCAGTTTTGGAACAGATATCAACACAAATTATAATTTTGGAGTATAGTAATGAGAGCTCTTGATGATATTCTCTTTGGATTTTTGATATTTTTCGTAATTGAGCGCCTCATCCGGCTTTTCAGCAACGCGGTCATCGAGCCCTGGGCCCAGACCCGAACAGACAACCCGAACGTGGTCGAGAACTGGAAGCTCGGGACCGAGGCTGTGTTCCTGATCATGGCATGCGTTCTCGTCTACAGATTCAGAAAGCCACTGGCTTCACTCACGACTTAAAAGATACAGCGCTTATACCTGTAATGAATAGGTTTCGCGATGAGACCGCTGAGATTTGCAAGCAGAAAGGCTGGGACAAAGCACCTATCAGCGCAGTCTGGATGCTCTACACAGAAGAGAGTGGCGAGCTCGCGAGCGCTATCCGTCAGCATCAGAGAATGTATAAGAAGACGGGTCTGAAAAAGGACAGGGGCGTCGATATCAAGATGGAGATGGGTGATGTTTTTAGTTATCTTTTCCAGTTGGCCCATATGTTGGACATTGACTTGGACGACATGTGGGACCTGCACCGCAAGAAAGTCCAGACCAAGGTGTATTTTAAAAATAATGTAAGTGTCTATTAGATGGCTTCCGAGTTTATGATTAGTAACGACCTTCGTGACAACAAAATTAACCCAACATCATGGACCGGGGATTTTGGCGTCAACTCGAACGGATTTCCCAAGAGCCTTCGGGTCGACGGTAAAACCGTAGTCTCGGCCATTGATGAAACACCTATGGAAGACCAGGCCGAACTTCGGGTCCGCCCAATAGGCGATGCAGGAAACGTCTACTTAAAGACCATAAGTGCCTCGGCGCCCAACGGTATATTTACCGCGCGAAAGTTGGAGTATTCTGATGGTCGCGTGACGTGGTATCGCCCGGGTCTTCAGCCAAAGAAGACCGAGGGGATATTCCCCGTGAACATCAAAGATCAGGACAATTTATTTATAATATTGGCAATTGTTTCTTTGGGTGTCCTCTTTTTACTCAGAAATAAGTAACTTTCGGGGTGACCACCTTTACCATTTTTTTTTCAAGTCTATCTTTTTCAACTTGCTTTTGTGCATTCAACTTTGGACACGAGTGAACCTCGAGTTGAATGCACCCCGAGCAGAACATTTGCTCACATGCACGGCACTTCAGCATCTTGGGCTTGTGTTTGCACATCATCTACTATTTCACATACAACTTTTTTCTTAATGTGGTCCGTTTCGTCGACCATCTCACAGAGCCCTTTGAGACGCCCAAGGACGATGCGATCCCACACGGCCTTCATAACGGGCAGATATCTGGTGAACCATTCACGGTCTCTTTTGACCCGAACGACCACAAACTCACGTGGCTCCGGCTTGAACTGTATGAAATCACACTCTTCGAGATCCATAATTTCCAATAAAAGTTGAATCTGAGGAAGATAGTGCTTAGGAACCTTTGGCTCAATCTTTCGAGTCAATGGGCACTTGATTTCAATCAAAAGGCCATCCTCGGTTATTCCGTCGGGCGAACCGCCGAGCCATGGGTAGTCCCTGTGCTGGACCACGCCAATCTCGTGCGACTTGCGGCCGTAGGTCTCGTCGTAAAGATCACGAACATATGGTTCGAGTAGGGTGCCGTGTGCCGTGGCTGCATTTCCGGCCCACTTTGTCCGCAGGACCTTTTTCTTAATAAAGGCTTCTACGGTCTCATAACGGTTCTCACCTATGGCACTCGCCACGTCGCTCGCGGTAATCATTTGCTCGCGAAGGGCCAGCCACTCTTCGCTTCTCTGTTCGGCATATATTGCGTCGATGAGTTCACGAACTCGTTTCACGTTTGCTTCCTGCATTGACCGGAATGCTTTTATTCTTGAAACGAGGGTCCGTCTTAAGCAATATTTCAGCCGCATTTTGTTCAGCCTGTTTTTTGGTCGTAGCAAATCCAGAACCGCACTCCATAGTGTCAACCACGACCGTTATGAAAAATTGGCCATTCACTTGTCCGTCAACGCGATACTCGGGCAAAGGATACTTGAGAGCCTGACACCATCTCATCAATTGGTCCTTGTAATTGTCATCCACAAGAGATGTCGTCACCTTCGTGAACGAGTCGAGAATGAATTTTTTTGCATGAACCATCCCGAGATCCAGGTATATCGCACCGACGAGCGCCTCGAACACATCCTCCATAATGTGCTCATTTGTGTTCCACCCGTTTCGCTCACCCTTCTCATCCATAAGAATCAGTTTCTCGAGTCCAAGAACCTTTGAAATTTCACAAAGAGTTCGGCCCCTGACCATCTTCGTGCGAGCCTTTGTCAAAAAACCCTCTTGCTGTTTTTCGTGACGATCGAACAAGTGTTTCGTAATTACGAAACCCAAGACCGAGTCGCCCATAAATTCGAGAGTCTCATATGAACCATCGAGACCCGTATATCGCTTCAGCGCGCTTTTGTGAGTGAAAGCCCGCTGATACAATTCTATATTTTTGATTTTTGTTCCGATCAAGTTATGTATAACATCTCGGGATATTTTGGGAGCTGGTGTAAGCTCCATTATGTGTTACCAAGTTTTATTATTTTAAGTCTTGACAACCTTGGGCCGCGACTTCTTCACCTTTGGCTCGGCGGGAGAGGCGTCTACGGGAGCCGCCGCGGCCTCTACGGGGTCCGCAACCGGCTTCACGTAATGCTTGTTGATATACTTCTGCATATTTAGAAAGGTCAGCTGAGTTCCCTCGGGCACCTGCAGAAGTGCCTTGAGGTCCTCGTTCAATGAAATGTTCTGACCATTCTTGAGACCATTCGTCTCGTAATACTGATTCAGAAGCTTGTTCACCTGAGAGCGAGACACCTTCTCGCCCTCAGCCAGACCGAGGAATTTGCGAAGATCCTCGGTAACGATCTGAGGCTTGTTGAAGCCATTGTTCTGGGCCTTGGCTGCACGCTTCTCACCGGTCGGGTCCTCGTTGTGCTGACGAATCTTGCGAACATCCTTGTGAAGGGCGCGCAGCTCCTTGTCGATAGCCTGGATCGCGGTAAACAGGGAATCAAGGGAAGCCATTTTCTACTCTCTACGAGCTGGGTATCTTTAAGCCTAGAAACACGAGAGCCAAAAACATTGACATCAACAACAAAGTCCAGTAAGGAAAGGGGGTCGACCTGGAAGGGACCGGGGTCTCGGCGACCAGAGCTTCAACGGGAAGAGAGGTGTTCATTGGAAGAAATGAAGCCAATTTTGGGAAGGCTTCAAGACGAGTGACAATTTGATCTGTGTTTTTACAGGAAGGAACACAGCACCCTGAATCACAAGGATACATTTTACCATCTAATTTTGATATGTATCCACAGACGGTCGAGTAGACGTCCATTGGATCGGTAAGACACATGCAATCATTCAGGACGAAATTTGAATTGCATTTACCCATTCCTAAAGTTAAAGAAGATTTTATTAGATAGTATACAGAGATGGAGTATGCCAAGCCACAGAAGCTTCCGGACGGACGTTACTTTCTTAAAATTTCAGGGTCTCGCCATCAGGTCAACGGCCTGATTCTCCAGGACCCGCTCGATACCAAGACGGCCAGTTTCAAGATCCCAGACGGCCTTGGGCTCTTTGGTGAAGTCGATGCGAACATTCTGGAGAAGGCCAAGGGCTCAAAGGTTGAGTGGTTCGGCAAGGAGCTTTCGGACGAGACAATTACCAGCGCATTTCAGGAGAGCGTGACTGATGGGCTCATTGGTGCCAGTCTCGCGACCGTCAAGGGTCAGACGATCACGACCGCGTTCGATACCCAGAAGAATCCCACACCCCTCGAGGCCATCGCGCCAGGCACAAAGTGTGATGTCTTCCTTGAACTCTCAGGACTTTGGTTTCTGAAAAAGTCTTTCGGTCCGGTATGGCGCGTTCTTCAGATCCGAATTCGGGGTCAGCCCAAGGTCCAGGCGGCCCTGGACTATATGTTTACGGATGAGCCCGAGGAGGAGGACGACCCAGCAGACTATCTTGACTAAAAAAATATTAGCAACTAATAATAAATGAATCGTAAGGGTCTGGTCATCTTGGCCCTTCTGGCAATAATAATTTTTCTGATCCTGACCCGGCGCCCTTCGGCATCCTCGAGCGCCGCAGTGACTGGCTACGGTGGCCAGGGGGTCGGGGCGCCTGCCACCATGGGTCTTAGCACCTTTGACCCAGGGGCCGTTTCATCTGCGAGTCTTATTCCTCGTGACGTAGCCACTTCCGAGGACTTTGGTCAGTTCAGCCCCGAGAAGATTCTGAGTGCCCAGAGCTATCTGGATCCCCGGGCCCAGCTCGGTTACCCAGAGACGCTCGGGGGTGTTCTGCGCAACGCCAACCAGTCCGAGCGCTCAGAGCCTCCCAATCCCCGCACGCCCGTGTCCATCTTCAACCTCAGCACGATCCCGCCCGACACCATGCGCCCTCGCTTCGAGATTGATCGCGAGTATTCTTAAGTTCTTTTTCCTATTAAAACAGTAGAATGGAGTTCAAATCCGCAATGACCGAGTGGATAACACTTAAGACACAACTTTCCTCGGCCCGCCAAGATCTTAAAGTTCTAAATCAGCGCGAGAAAGAACTTCGCGGGTTCGTGACTCGTCACATGGCCCAGAACGAGATAGACACAGTAAAAGTCCAGGATAAGATAAAGGTTAATTTTAAAAACAAGACCGTCCGAGGCTCTATCACAAAGGACGTCATTCGCAAGGGTCTTTCGGACTTTTTCGGTGGGAACGAGGCCCAGGTCGATGGGGCCATTCAGGCGATCCAAGACGCGGCCCCCACAAAGGAGGTCTCGAGCGTCTCTGTCACTGGTTTAAAGGCTTGAGACCTATATTAATAAAGTAAAATGGGTATCAACGACGAGTATTCCCGTGACGCCTACACATATGAGCAGGTATGGGACTCGGATGATGAATCCGATGTCCCCGATGATCTTCATCCAGCTGATTGGCAGGACTTGTATTCACAAGAACTTCTCAACGGCTGGATGGTGATACGGTCCTATTTGGACACTAATTATATCGAGTCTCGCGCGACTTATCCAAAGTTTGTAGATTTGATAATGGACCCATCAAAGTGGTATTCGTCTGCAAAGGCCACTCGGGTTCAAGAGAAACTATGGGCGGAGATTTCGCCAATCAAGGTTATTTCAAAACAAGTTGGCGTCGAGAACTTCATAACTTGGTCTAATAATTTTGACATTGTATAATAATGATGATCGATATAACCGGACCAAAGGTCCTCGTCCCGACGATACTCTTTGGGCTCTTGACCCCGGGCCTTATTCTTAATCTGGATCCGATCATCCATATTTCATTATTTGTCATTCTCTACTGGGCCATTGTCAATTTTGGTTTTAAATTCACAATGTCTCGGTCGGACCTGATAGCGGCCGGTATACTCTTCTGGTTACTTCTCCCAGGGACTATCACAACCTTTCCGCCAGTGTCTGATAAGGCGGTCCCGGTCCTGGTCCACACCTTTATCTACTCGATCGTATGGGCAATGGTTCGCTCAAGTATGCCCGATTTTTTCTAATAAATAGGAGCAATGAAACGCCTTGTGTTGGGTCCAGGTGCGATGGCCCTATATGCATATTTGGGAGTTCTCTCAAAATTTAAAAAAGATGGGCACATCGATGATCTCGAGGAAATTTCGTGTTCATCGGCCGGAAGCCTCGCGGGCTTTCTTTATTGCCTGGCCAAGGGTGACATTATAAAAGTCCTTGATTACGCAATGGAAGTTAAAGTAGATAAATTTATGAAACCGAATCTTAAAATTCTCTTTAGTGACTACGGCCTCGTGTCCAATCAAAAGGTCCGGGACATACTATCTGATTCATGTAATAAATTCATTGGGAAAGATGATGTGACATTTCAGGAACTCTATGAAAAATTCAGGATAAAGCTTCACGTGAGCACATTTTGTGTTAATCTTATGAAGACTGTCTATTTTTCGGTAGATTCTTCACCCGGTATGAGTATTCTGGATGCGGTCAGTGCTTCGATCGCTATTCCTTTTTTGTTTTCTAGTGTAAAAATGAAAGACGGGTGGAGATATATAGATGGAAGTTCCGAAGAAGAAGTTCCCGGGGCACCGTTTCTTGGTTACGGTGATGTGCTTGTTATACAGGTCGGAACCGAAAGTTTTTTACTGAACGATATCAAAAATCTCAAGAATTACGCGATGAGTATTATTTATTCTACTATGAAAATGAGGCGTTCATATGATTTCCCATATATTAAGTTAAATTTATTAGCTGAAGAAGTGTTTAATTTCAGTGCGACCAGTGAAGAAAAGTTGAAAATATTTTTAAAGGGATACGAACAAGCGTCACTATTTTCTCAGTAATAATTAACAATGCGTTCGATCATGCGTTCCGGGTATGTGCAGAGCCGGACCCGAAAGGTCATCAAGGTCAAGCCGAGCAAGACTCGCAAGGGATATTCCTATGTTCGGCCGGCCGGAGTGAGCCGCGTAAAATCCGTGGCGATTCCGGACGTCGGTGCGGCCGGAAAGAGTCGCAAACTCATCGGCCCCCTCAAGGGTGGTATGTTGACCCGCTATGGATATCACCCGGTCGAGGCGACCACGACGCGCCACCGCGCCCTGCTCAAGGCTATCAGCAAGGGTCACGAGAGCCCGCTGTCTGTGTCTCGGCGTCTGCAAGCCATTAGCACGCTGACCAAGCGGACCCTTCCCCGGGCCTCCAAGATCTACAAGGCCGACCGCGCTTGGGTCAGCAAGAAGTTTCTTAAAATTTAAATATAAATAGATATTATAATGAATAAGACCAATTTCAACCGGATGACTCCCGGGGCCAAAAACGTGAGCATACGGACACTTCACGCGAGCCAGATTCCTCTGAATAGTCACAGTCGCAAAATCCTTCTGTTGGCTTTTATGGCCCATGTAGGCCAAGCGCAGGGTCTCGACCCGGCGACGGCCGCCGGTCTCGGAGCGATGGCAGCCGGAGCTGCAATTCGTGTAGGAGAATGGTGGGGTAAACTTTGGATCGCGAAGCAAGGATCAAATGAGGCAAAGACTTGGCTCCCGTATGCTGTGGCCCTTGCCTCAATTTTTGTTCTTGTGACTATTTTGAATTTTGTATCAAATTATGGAGAGAGACGAGCCCGCCAGGCGAATCGCCGCCACACCCTGACTATGGCCGAGAAAGCCAGTGCAAATGCCGCAGAGGAACGAGCCCACCAGAGAGAACTGGCCCGGCTTCAATTTGAACAATTTCAGATCACAATGAATGCTTTGGTGGCTGGGCGGGACCCGAGTGTCGGGCCGATGTTAGAGGGGGCCATGCGCCGCTCGCTCCCGGCACTCGCAGCCGCGCCCCAACCAGCCTTGCTTTTGCGTAACGCCAATGCAAATGCGGCCGCAGTTGTCCCGCGCCGCAGCCTACCCCTTCGGAGTCTTAGAGATTAAAATATTTATAAATCTTAAATGAGTGTAGCCGCGGCTCTTGCACATGCGAGAAAAATGGGTTACCTCGAGAACGAGAATTCGGCTCTTCAGGCCGCTCAGAAACGGGCCAATAACCTTCGGGCGAGTGGTTACGGAGCCAATTCTCCTGCAGAATTTACACGAGTTCTAAATTCTCGTGTGAATTCTGGAAATAACAAGGGTCTCAAGACTCTTCTGAATAAGACGCCCGCAAATGTCAAACGTCGTCTGAGCATCAAGGCTCTTTTGACCTTTATCGCTGCGGTCGGTGGAGTCTATCTCGCACGGAGACTGAGCGCTATGCAGGGAACCGTCCCCACTCAGGATTACCAGCAATTTTTACTTAAATATGCAAATGGCCTTTAATGGGCTGGAAGCGCCCGCAGGGTCCGTCCGTGATAAGGCGCCGGGCTTCCTTCGAGGACAGTCCCACGGACCGTCTTGTTCCAGTTTGCCACAGCCTGCTTCTTGAGCCGTCCGGTTCTGTAGACGACCGGATTCACCATAGGAGCGTTGGGGACGATGGGAAGCCCGCGCTCCGCGGCAGCCCGGACATTCGCCGGAACATTTACACCTAAATAAATCTGTTGCCTGACCTCCTCCGGGGTCCACCGTGGAACAACCCCGGTGAGGACCGGACCGTATTTACCATATGTATGGTAGACGAGCTTGGGAGCCCACGCGCTCTTGTTTATTTTTGCATTTCCTTTGAAAATTGCAGGAAGCTGAGGGACCACGCGCGTGTTGTGTCTCGTGCCCTGCATGCCGGACAGGAGCGCGATCGAACGGACCAGGGCCTTCGTCAGGGTTCCGACGCGGCGTCCACCCCGAGGAGGGCTCTGCCGAGGGCTCCGACGAGGTCTCGGCTGGGGAGGCGAGGCTTGACGCGCCTTTGGAAGGCTTGAATACATTCGGGCCGGGGCTGACCGAACCCCTGAAAGATTCCTGGGACTGCGAGGGCTCCGTGTTGGAGCGGATCGAACACCACTCATTTGTTACTTTATAGAGAGAATAAAAGTGTCTTGCCTACGTTAGATAGAGAGTCGATCCGTGAGAAACCCATACAACATGGAAGGCACCATCCGCTCTATCGCACAAGACATCTGGACTTCGCTCGGTCCTGGTTACTCGGAGTCGGTATACCACTGTGCGTTCGAGGTTGCTCTGCGCAAGGTTGGACTTTATTATGAGACTGAGAGGATCGTGCCGGTCTATTACGATAAGCAAAATGTGGGCTTCATTCGTGCGGATCTCATAATCGATCGCAGGGTTGTGATCGAACTCAAGTCCGTCTCGAAACTCAATGAGGTTTACAGAATTCAGACCCGAAATTACCTCAAGTTACTCGACCTCCAAGTTGGCTACCTGATCAACTTTCCAGACAAGAATGGCCCGTTCGAGTTTGAGGAAATTGGTCTACAGATCCCAGACCCCGAGCCGACTCCTGTGCCGATGGAGATCTCTACAGAGTCCGTATAAATTCCCAGCGAAGCTCTTCACAGATCTTTTCCCAAATTTGATCCTGAATGTAAAGCTTCTCACGCGACTTGAGTAGAGGGAAACACTTGAGATACTCATCGGCGTCCAAAAGTTCGCACATTTTATAAAGAACAAATGAATAGCTCAGAAAGTTCTTGCGGTTCGCGGGCTTGTGCTTCTCGAACGGCGCTTGAATCGAGTGAAACATGAGTCTGAGCTTGTCTTCGAGTGCCTGGGGCATAGTAGGGGGCGTTATTCCACTGATCATAGTAGTGATATACGGGACGTGCTCATAGTATTTGGAGAAATTGAGCTTTTTCAATAGGGCCTTTACCTTTTCGTGTGTAATATCTGATAGATCTTTCAGTTTTTGCTTCTTAAATTCGCTCCTTAGTTTCGTCACCACTTCATCGGGAACGTTCGTCGACTCTTTCGCCTGAAACTGACTTACCCATTCGTTAAAATGATTCTCGCGCTTGTAGGAATATACTATATTCTTCTCGTGTTCTTGCTCTTCTTTATATCCGACCTCGTCCCCTAAGAAAAATTCGGACACACCGCATTCTTGACAGATTTCTTCACTTAAAGCCTCGTCAAGGACCTTTGAATACTTGCAGCCACAATTTCTACATTTCGCTTCATGTAAAGCGCGCCTTGTTTCATGACTCTCATTTTCAATTTCGGACAAATATTTTTTATATATGTCCTGGCGAGGAACACCCTTCCTCGAAGTCACCTGCATACTGGCGACAGTGTTGGTCACGGTCTCTTCAGTCGCTTCTGCCGTGTATTCCTTTATAATAGGTATACACGATAGAATATATTCCGCGGCCTCATCAACACTTTTGCAGGCCCGTAGTCTTTCGTCATACCGGGCCTCCATATATTCAATTATACTTATTTATTTATCCTCGTCAATTTTAGGAGCTAAATAGAATTTCAAATCTCCCAAATTAGCAATTGTGTATCGGAAAATTATAGGCATATCCGAGTTTGTAGAATTTTGCATAATCTGAATACTCGAGCACATATTTGTCGCCTTGGTAAACAGGTTGATATACTTGAGACTATATGTGCCCCCTGTTCTGCCCACGGACGCGGGAAACTCTATGACGGTCTTCTGATCGGCAAAATCACCCTTGCAGCTCAGCTCGAGCGTGTTCCCTTCGCGTATAATGTCCATCTCGTTTGATAGGTTGTTCATATCTCGTGCCATTTTCTGAAAGTCAACCGAGGGCAGGGTCGTCACGACATTCATGTCGACATCCGGAAACTCGAGCTGGTCCTCATTGATGTCTAGTAATTTTAATTTAAAATTAGTAGAGGACTTCTTTTCAGTATTCTCAATCTTCATATCCATATAGTCTCGGCCGGTGATATTTACCGTAAGGGTGTCTTGGCCTCCGATAGACTTGAGAAGCTTGTGAACGTTCGCCATGTTCATACCGGCAACAATCTCAGTTGGACATTCATACTCTTCAAAATTCTCGGAACCCATAAACATATGGACGAGCGTCACGCGCGCTGTATCAAGTGTCAATATCTGAATCCCTTTTGGACTGAAATATACATTCACATCATTGATGATATCCTTCAGAACTTCAAAGACTGATTTCAGTGCTGAGGCCTGTATTGTCCTGAAATGCATCTTAGTATATAATGTCTTGAAATCTTTATCTCGATTCCTTCATCGCATCGGCGAGCTTAGCGTCTATCCTCTTCTGCATCTCGGGAGTTATTTCGGGCTGAAGGGTGACTCCATAACGCTCCAGGTCAAACATATCAGAGGTTTCTGAACCGTCAAGATTACTTGTGGACGGGCCGGATGCTGACCACATCTCTATTTCTTTCGGTAAAATCATCTCGAGCCAAGACTTTACGTCGGCCCCGACACACATTTTACCATCATTCGTAATCAGAGTCGGGACCCGCGTTATCTTTTTAGACGGGATGCCCTTGCGGCCAATTTCGTGAAGACGAACAATCTCCGAAAGAGATGCGTTTCCCTTTATAAATTTTAGAATATCATTAGAAAATTTACATTTCTCAGAATAGACCAAGAGTGCCATATACTAAAATTTGACTTTTTTCATTTGCCCAGAAGACGCAGGATATTTTCGTCTTGTATAGTATTAATGAAGACCTTCATCATTGTCTTGGTGGTCTTGCTGGCCCTGTTCTTCCTCTACAACAAGAGGTCCTATTCTTCTTATGCCGCTGAAGATGTCGATAGATCGGCCCCTATCCCCCCGGCTGTAAATCAAGCGATCCTCGAAAAGTTCCTCAAAGGGAATCCCGACCTGGTCCCGATCGATACGGTCTTCATAAACCCTCAGGCAGACGGCTCGTATGTATCTCGAGTTTTGTTCTTCAACTCGAGTATATTCTCAGGAATTCAGTATGATATAGCGTCCAGGGTAAATGCTGATGGCTCGGTCGCTATACTGTCGTCGGACCTCACCAGTCAGCCGGACCCGACCGTCGGTTTCAAGCCCGACAAGTATAAGTCATGGAAAGAGATTGATGACAAAATACAGGCCGTTATCGCAATGACCCCACTGTCTCTAAATACTCGTTCTTAATTTGTAAATATTATATCAGATGGCCATATCGGCTAAGCAAATTTCTCTCTCTGAAAAGAAGAGAAGTGAAGCAAAAAAAGAATATTATAAATGCCTTCTTGAACAATTCTGTAGGAAAATTAAGAATTCTTCAGAACTGGGACACAAACATTCTATACTGACCGTTCCGGCATTTATGGTTGGTTTTCCAAAATATGATTTGACCCAGACCGTTATTTATATGTGCAGGCAGTTGCAAAGACTTGGCTACCGGGTGGATATGGTCGGCCCACTCGACATAAAAGTCCATTGGACTAAACAGGTTGAGCAAGAACTCGATTTCGTGCCGGACCTCCCGAACCTCGTGAATCTTCAGAAACTGGCCCAAAAAGTCCGCTCGTCAAATAATCGTAAATAATTACTGTTCAGTATTATAAATGGATATCCTCAACGAGTCCGAGAGGCGATTCACCAAGAAGCTCTGCGATGCGATGATACCCGTAATGATAGAAACCTTCTGGGACATGTGGCTCGAGGCCAAGAAGGAGACCCGGGGGCGCCACGCGGTCCAGAATTTCCAGGAGAGACTAAGGGCCGTGAAAACCTGGAATTCTTCAATTTCAACTAAAAATTCAGATGCAATCATAAAGAACCAGCCGCTCTTCCCGAGCCTTCTCGCGGCCGTCTTCATTATTCACGTCAAGATTCTGAGTGCGATCCGGACCGACAAAAAATCCAAAAAGATTTGCATCAAGCTTCCGGCGACCGATGTGTTCTCTCAGAGGTGCTACGAAGCCTGTGCCAAGGACCTGTATGATTCGCCGAGTATTATAGTCGACAACAAGCCCGAGCATGAACGCGTCGAAGACTTGAATAAGCGTTTCAATAAGAACATTGTAGTGATTATCGAGGATCTTATTCCGACCGGTGAAATTCTGAGCACATATCTTCCTTCTATGGGTGATAGCGGCGACCTGAACATGGACGAGGAAGATGACGAAGAGCCCGAGGAGGATGATATCCCTGATATGGTCGACGAAGCTCCCGTGGGGAATATGGAGTTTGCTCAGACTCCCGGGGGTGAACACACGCAGGTGACCGTAAACAATAGCTTGACACCCCCGAGCGTTCCGGGCGTGACTCCAGTCGGCCCGACGACAGCCCCAGAACCGGAGGGCGAGTCCCTGTTCAGAGACGCTCCTTTACGGATTGAAAAAATAACCCCGCCAGTATAAAGGATGGATTACTACTTCCGAGATCCGCTCGGAGCGGCCGTCATAGCGGCCGCAATCGTAATAGCTTTCGTATTTGCACGTTCAAAGATTAACAATGAGGGAAATCTTAAAAATTCTCAGTATTTCAAGCCGGCATTTTTAGTCGCAATATTGGTCTTTTTTATAGTTCACCAAGGTCAGGGCGACTCGGGTCCGGTCCTCAAACAACCTTACTAAATTAACTTAAGGATGTGATTTCTTTATTATAAAATGACGACCCTCAAAGCATTTGATGAGATGATGGGTCAATTTCTCAACGAGCTCGCCCGTATCTTTCCCGATGAACCCAAAAAGACTCCCATGGACTGTAAGTCCTTTGTGGGCCAAATCGGTTCTTGGTCCGGAAAGATAATGACCAAAGATGACTCTTTCTTTTGCGAAGAGAATGAGTTTGTAAAAAATATGAATCTTCACGTGATATGGAAGCGCGAGGACTGTTCCGAGACGACCCGTCAGGCAATCTGGCAGTATATTCAGTCTCTTTATATGATGGGCACGACCTTCAGTATGTTCCCTCCCGAGATGCTCAGTATGATCGAGTCGGCCGCAGAGTCTTGTGCGAACCAGATGAAGGATGGTGGGCAGATGGATGAGAAGGCCCTCGCGGGTATGCTCGGCCAGATGCTCGGTGGCCTCGGCCATCCGCCTCCCCAGCGCACAGCACCTCGAATTCGATCAAAGAAATCTTCTCGATAAATATAAGAATGGATCTAAATGATATTTTCAAAACTAGCGAACTGCTTCAGTTTTGGCCCAACGCATCCCAGGGGCCGCGTCAGCGCGTCTCGGCCACGGCTCGTTTTATTATTTATGCGGTCTGTTTATTCTACATAATTTCAAGAGACGTGCGCATATTCGCACTCGGTGCGGTCGCTCTCGGAGTGTTATACTATGTTTGGAAAACACAGTTGTCCAGTCCCGAGTCCGGAATATCCTATTATACCGCACCGACGACCGACAACTCGATGGCCAATCCGGTCCCAGGAGACGCGATGAACCTGCCCGGGGCTGCGTGGTATCCCAGCGTCCGCGACAAGGTCCAGGATGCCTGGAGCAATATTCACCCATTCGAGAACATTCGAAATGCCGAGCGAAATTTCTACTCCGTCCCAGATCACGACCAAGCAGCCTTTGCCACCGCAGCGTTCGGAAAGCCCTTTGAGCCTAAATGCCACGACCAGGGCGGTGTGGCCTGCAACCCAGACCGCTTTTATTCTACGTTCCCAGAGAGGCCGCAGATGCGTGGCGGTAATTAAAATATGCGTTAACAACAATGATGAATAGCCCGAATATTCTCGATTCGAGCGTGTGGCGCGGTCCGGCCCAGATAGTTCTCGAGGATAAAACAGAAATAGAGAGCCTCCTTCGCGAGGAGCCAACAACTGGCTCCAGAAAGACTTGGGCCGAAAAACCATATGATTTTCCTAATAGTTATATAACCATGCCCGTAAGGGTTCTCGAGCGCAATCCCATCAGCACGTATGCCGAGGATCAGAATAATCGTTTCAAGCAACGGTATCCACTGAAATAATTTTAAAATGATATACTAATGGACCCGGTGGCATTAGCAGCCATTGTAGGTCTCGTGTTTGTCGGAAAGACTTTGTCGGACCCTAAGTCTTCAGCACCCCCGGCAACCAGGAAACCAATTACTCAGAAGGATTTAGACCGGGCCGCAACAGGCCAAGGTGAGCATCTCGGTGATTTTTTTGATCAGAGACCGGGAAATCCTGATAAGGGTAAGCGTATAGGCGATTGGCGTCTTGCGCCGAAACAGACCGTGACTGGAATTCAGGACATCTCGTCGACTAATTCGAAGATGCCCTATGGCCAGCCGGTATATGATCTTTATAACCGTCAATTTGTTACCAATATTCAAAAGAACCTCGCGCCGACCGGTCAGCCCATGACGGTCGGCCCCGGTCTTGGTCTCGGCCCGGAAGTTCCGGCCGGTGGAGGTTTCCAGGATTACTTCCGTGCTCTTCCGGTCAATATGAATGAGGAGCGTCTCACGACTCTTCCAGGCGGAGAGGGACCCCCGGACGCCGTCGTGAAGAGCGGCGGGGCTGCCTATGTAGGGAACATAACCCACGAGGCCAAATCTTCAAAGACGGCCTATCGTGCCCCGGCAGCCTACGGTGGCGGCGGTGCCCGCGGTGCCCTGACCGGAGCGGCCGGACGTCCGAATCACGTCAAGGCCAAGCGGATGACTATTCGGGCCGAAACGGGTCTGCGGACTGATACCCTTTCTACGGGCACCGCTCAGTATAAGGTGAATTTGCCCTACGGAAACGCCACAGACAAGGGTCTTACCAGAGGAACCGGAAATAGATCAAATGCAGATCGGGCCGGAAATCCAGGGAGAATGAATGTGAGAAACGACCCCGTAAACCAGGTCGGAGCGATGTCCGCCACGAGAGCAGAGTCGAGGCCCCTTCAGCTGGGACCGGTCGGCCCGACCACGAACAGACCCAGCCAAGGATATAAGGCCCCTGAATTTGATAGATTAAATGACCGCAAGGGAAACAGAAATCCCTATGCATCTCCGACCAGTCTTGATATCGCAATTCAGCAGCTCGAAAAAAATCCATATGCACTTTCGCTAGCGCCAACTGTTTCTTAAAAAAATATGTCCAATTAGTATAAATGAGCGGTGGCGTTGTCCAGCTTGTAGCGACCGGTCCCCAGGATGAGTGGCTCACGGGAAAACCCGAGGTGTCCTTCTATAGATCCAACTATCGCCGTTCGACCCATTACGCAAATTCCATCGAGAGACAAATTATCCAGGGCGACCCAGCCCCGGGCAACATCTCGACCGTCCGTTTCGAGAAGAAGGGTGACCTGCTCAGCTACGTCTACCTTTCCGCTGTGGACTCGAGCGGCAATCTTCTGACCCCGGCATGGAACACCATCATCGACAAAATCGATCTATATATCGGCGGTCAAATGATCGACACCCAGGATTTCACATATAGCGCAAAGATCGAGCCCATGACCGGTTCTCAGACGGTTTCTCAGCGGAACCGTTCCCTGGCCGACGTGACTGCAAGTTACCAGAGTTACATATACCCTCTGAAGTTCTTCTTCTGCAAGGATTGGTCGGTCGCCATCCCCCTCGTGGCTCTCCAGTTCCACGATGTGGAGATTCGCATCACCTGGTCCCAGTCTCTGAACCTGGCGGCCGGGACCCAGATGCAGTCTTGGGTGAACTACGTCTACCTGGACCAGGCCGAGCGCGATTGGTTCGCAACCACCAAGCAGGACATGCTGATTACCCAGGTCCAGAGAACGACCCAGATGGCCTCGCGTGTCCAGGAGGTTGCTCTGGCCCAGCCCATCAAGTTCTTGGCGATCGTGGCTCCGGCTTACACGGGTGATTCTAATCAAAAATTCCATACTCTAATTAATGGAACCGAGGTTGGTGACGTGCGCCCTCTGCCTCACTGGACTGATGCGGCTCCCTATTACCACACACCGGTGGGCTGGACGAGCACCCTGCCAGTGGCCATCATCTCCTACTGCCTTGACACCTCCAAGCTGCAGCCGACCGGAACCCTCAACTTTTCTCGGCTCGACTCGTTCCGGATCGTGGTCCCTTCCACGACAACCGTCGCGGGTATGTTTGGCGGTGGCTATATTTACGCGGTCAACTACAACGTCCTCAGAATTCAGAACGGCCTCGGCTCGCTCCTCTACGCTTCGTAAAATATAATTAAATACTATAAATGAGTGGAGCAGTCCAACTCGTTGCTACGGGCCCTCAGGATGAGTGGCTCACGGGGAAACCCGAAATGTCATATTTTATGACGAATTATCGTCGTTCGACACATTATGCAAATTCTGTCGAGCGGCTCGTTGTTCAGGGAAAACCGGTCGATGGTGGGTTTTCGACCATAAAAATAGATAAAAAGGGGGATCTCCTCAGCTACATCTATCTTACGACGATTGATCCAAGTGGCGCCACGGTTTCTCAGAATTATTGGATTGATTCACAGACCATTCCGGAAACTTCCAAATTTAATTCTATTATAGATCGGGTCGAATTGTATATAGGCGGACAGCTCATAGACACACAAGATGCTAATTTTCTAAAATTTGTGGACAATCCACTAGAGGCCAGGAGTTATAATCAGGGAAAGATCGTGACTACGGGGGCAATATTTCCTTTGCGTTTCTTTTTTTGCAAGGATTGGTCAGCCTGTATTCCGCTCGTGGGCCTTGCGTTCCACGAGGTCGAAATAAGAATTCACTGGGCACTGACTTACTTCTTATACAACAATACTGTCCAGGCCTGGGCAAATTACATATACCTCGATGAGCCCGAACGCAATTGGTTCGCATGCAAGACCTACAATATGTTGATAACACAGACCCAAAGAACTTTGGCCTCAACAAATAATTGGCAAGATTTACCATTTGCGAATCCGGTCAAATATATTGCTTTTCCCGCGAAAAATTATGATTCGATCTATCATAATTCAATAAACATGGATATGTATCAATTTAAAATACAAATTAATGGAGTTGACATAGGTGAGTCTCGGGGACTTCCGCATTGGACCAACGTCCCACTTTATTACAATGTAAAATGGGGTTTGCCAGTGTCGACCGATGTTTATCCTGATTCGGAGCCGGGCCTATCGGGGCTGGCCGTCATATCATATTGTCTCGACACTGCGAGTTTAGAACCGACCGGAACCATAAACTTTTCCAGGATTGATTCTTTCCGTATAGTCGCCCCTACAAAGATTCTAGGCGCCGGAGGAGGCTTTGTAAATGGAGGTGGTATAAACGCACTGTGCTATCGGTATACGAATGATGTAGACTATATTTACGCCGTAAATTACAACATTCTCAGAATTCAGGATGGTATGGGCTCGCTCCTTTACTCATCTTAAATATCCGCACCTAATATAAATGAGCATTCAGCTCGTGTCAACCGGGCCCCAGGATGAATGGCTCACGGGACAGCCCGAGATGTCGTATTTTATATCAAATTATAAACGGGCCACGCACTTCGCACATTCCCTCGAACGCCAAGTCATTCAGGGAACTCCGGCCCCGGGCAACATCTCCACGGTCCGTTTCGAGAGGAAGGGAGACCTGTTGAACTATGTGTATTTAACGGCAGTGACAAATGATGGAAATATTACACGTAACACATTACTTAATAATTTATGGTTAAATACGATAGATAAGATAGATCTATATATAGGTGGACAATTAATCGATTCACATGACTTTAAATATATGAATATTATTGAACCTATTACTGGTTCTCAGAATCTTTCACAGTTAAATATGTCACAAGAAAATCCTTACTTTTTTCCTCTTAAATTCTTTTTTTGTAAGGATTGGACAACCTCTATCCCTCTTGTGGCCCTACAATTCCACGATGTGGAACTTAGAATTCGTTGGGCGTATTCAACATATCCAGAATACTCTATAGATCTATTTCAAATACAAATTTGGGCAAATTATATATATCTCGATACCCCCGAACGCACGTGGATGGCCAGTAACCCGCTCGATATTCTGATTACTCAGGTTCAGACGGTCGGACCCGCAAAATCTTCGGTTCAAGAACTCGCCTTTGCGCACCCCATAAAATTCTTGACTTCTCAGGCATGTAATTACATTGAAAAACCTCCATATAATACACAGCCCGCAAAAGTTGCTCAGCAACGACTGCTCATACAGATTAACGGAATTGACGTTGGGGATATGCGGCCGCTGCCCCATTGGACTGACGCGTCTACTTATTATCATACACCATTCGGCTGGTTGAGAAATCCTGCGAATGATATAGCCGGAAGCTTCTCCATTCCTCCAAATTTCGTCGTCATCCCCTGGTGTCTAGACACAGCCGACTTACAGCCGACCGGAACTCTCAACTTTTCGAGACTTGATTCTTTCAGATTAGTCGTGCCGAGCTCTACCACAGTCGCGGCCGTTTTTAATGGGAACAATATTTATGCCGTAAATTATAACGTTTTGCGAATTGATAAGGGTCTTGGGTCTTTGCTCTATGCATCATAAATGGCGAAATATTTTGCTTGGAATATCCCAGTATGCCTCGAGAGCGACACAAAGCTATAGCTATACCGATGAGTGAAATAGGAGGCCTCAAGCATTTTTTGATAGTCCATGACAGGCGCTACCGGGAATGGACCTTCGTGACGGGTGGATGTAGACGTCGCGAAATCTATAATCCACTTCGATGTGCAGTCAGAGAACTAGAGGAAGAGATGCGAGGCCTCATAAATTTGAAAAAGGGATCCTATTCCTATTTCAAATTTACGACCGATACACCCGAACCAAGGGATATCGAGGATGGAGTCGACGTAATCAATCATTACCACGTGTATATTTTCAACTTACCAATGACAGGATCAGAACACAAGCACCTCATCAAACGTTTCAGTGAAGAAAAGAAGAAAATGGAGGGGGCCGAGGTTCCCTTTCGCAAAAATTATGACGAAAATGACGAGTGCCGGTTCGAAAACCTCGATTCGATCACAAAGTGTCCGAACCTGTGGCCTATGATCCGGCGGCACGTCCTAGGGAACCCCGAGTTCACCCATGCATTGAGCTCCAACACTTGGACACCTTTTAATTTAAATTCTATTGTATAATTAATAGATGCACGACGCTGAACGAATTGCCATATGGATCATTTTGGGTCTGATTATTTTTTGGATTATGTTCAGACAGACCTCGGAATTTACGATCGGAAACGGAAGTCTACTTGACCTAGAAGAATTTAGAGGTTTTCCTAAAGAATTGAAAATAGCTTTGAAAAATTTAACGTTTTCCGTAACCGGTGCGTTAGGAACCAAGTTCACGACGCAGTGGGACGCCCTTCAGGCTGATCAAAAGGCGGCCGACATTCAAAAAATTAATACATTTAAAAATACTATTGTAAATAATATAAATTCTGCACCGAATCTGGCGACGGCCCTGAGCCCACTGACCCATGCGAACGCTGCTCAGGTCATCACAAGCCCTGCAGCCAGTCAGACGACTAACATAACCGTGAGTGCTGGAACGATAAATAGTAGAATAAACGTTGTCAACCCTCCGGTTAATTTCAATTATAATACCCGCGGAAATGGTATAGGATTTATTGTTAATAATAGCAATGGCACAATTACAGTAAATACTGATCTAATTACTAATTTTACATTAAATTCGGGCAATCCCGATAAATTCACATTCGTGTCTTTGACGACTAATCAAACTATGCCAAAACCTCCGCCCGTGTAAAATTCCGCGCCCTTTTAACAAATAAAATAGGTCAGTCTAAGATAGAATGACACGGTCTAAGATTGAGCTGGCCACTATCCTCGCGGGACTCAGAGGCAAGGGTGAAGACCCTGTTCAGATTGCCCGTGAAATGTCAGTCATGAAGTTGTTTGCCGAGATTCAGAAGATTGAGGACGAGGCGCCCCCGAAGGCTCCAGAGGCCCCAAAGGCCACCGAGGTTCCGAAGCCTCAGAAAAAGAAGCACATCCTGTCATGGCTCGTGGATTCCTCAGATGAAGAATAACTTTAAGAAGAAGAGACTAATTAAATAAATGACAATAGACCGATGGAGAATCCCAAAGGGCTCCGGGACCCATGTCCTCATGAATGGTGGGATCTTGCTCGTGCCAGATGAGGAGATTCCCGAGTTCCACCGGGTCTATCTGGAAACTATTAATTCTGGAACAAAATTGTATGTCGTCGAACAAAAGACCGAGCGGTTTAATTTTTTCGTGGACCTTGATTACAAGGCCAAGGAAAAACTGAGCGACGGAGACCTTTATCAATTTTGTGACATAATTCATTCAGCCATAGGGGTTGACCGAAAATTCTATGTGGCCCGAGCCCAACCCAGACCTCTCAAGGATGGTCTGATAAAGTCCGGAGTGCACATTCACTGGCCCGGGTTGATTGTGACCAAGACCAGAGCTCTCCAATTAAGAACCAAAATTATAGAGGAACTTGGAGAAGGTCCTTGGGAGCAAATCATAGACGCGTCGGTCTATGGTGGTTCTGGTCTGCGTATGCTTTGGTCACACAAGAAACCCTCGGGGGATCCCTATATACCCAAAGATTTACCAAAGACGGTCGAAACCTTGAATCTGATGTCGATCCGGGTAACCGGAGAAGATGCTCAAGTGAGCAGAGATCTCATAGAGGTTGACGGCTTGGCTGAATTTGTTCGACGTTCAATCAAGGGCCAGGAACACATTCGATCCGTAAAAGTCCGAAGGCACGAGCACGATGGGTGGTTTCTTCAGACCGACTCGACCTATTGCGAAAATATAGGCCGCCCGCACAAGTCGAATCACATTTGGTTCAATATACGGGCCGGTCGAATTTCACAGAGGTGTTTCGATGAAGAATGCAAGGAATTCAAAGGGGCCGAACACATTCTACCTCCTTCGATTGTCGATAGATTAATCGATGTAGCGGTTGTGGGAAGTCCCTCGACCTCTGTTTTCAAGGAGTTTTTTTCGGGTCCTGCACCGTCCGTCCGTCCGACATTTGGAGCCGGTCCCGCTGCTTTTCGAACGGTCGGTTTCTAAACTTACTTAAACATAAAACTTATTTCTAGATAAGAAATGTCTACAACCCGTTATGGACGCGTGTCCAAGCCGCCCGAGCGCTACGAGCCTCAAGAGCAGGTCGAGGATGATTATGCCGACGATGATTATGACACGGAGGAGTCTGATATTCTGTCGGGTGACGAGGACGACGAGGACGACTCCGAGCTCGACTCCGAAGATGATGCAGACGAAGATGGAAATCTAGATGGTTTTGTTGTTCCAGATAAAAGCGAGAGTGATGTATCGGACAGTGATGGAGAGACCCCCGTTTCTGTCAAACAGCGAACCGCCACCGTTCCTGTCACAGGGAGAACCGCAGTCAAAAAGCGACCTGTCCGAAAAGCGGCCAGTGGTAACGTGGACTGATATAGAGCCCGAGATCGAGCCCGAGCCCATTCGGGAGGAGGTCTGGTCGCCACCTCCCCAGCGTTACCGCGAGGAGCAACCTCCTCTCTGGGAGGCCCAGACACAGACGCTTCTCCCGGCACCCTTCAATAACCCTATTGCCCTTCTGCTCCTCGGTGTAGTCATCGGTGTGATTATAATGAACATGCGTCCTATTATTGTCAATCCGGCACTTAAGTAAATTCAGCCGGACTCAAATTAGATAAAACATCAGACTTTCCTTCAAAGTCGCCAATCGGCCCAGATGGGTCTTTATATATGTCTTCTTGGACAAATCCTATCCAGGGATTTGCCCTGATTAACGGATCTTGAAAAATATCGGACTGATATTTTTCAGAATTCTTCGCCTTGACTAATACTACAAAAAGTAGTATCAACGCAAGGACCAGTGCTATAAGCATTATTATTTATCCATATTTTAAGTTGCTGCCGCCTTTCGCTCCTCGATCACCTTGGCGACCCGCTCGTCCGCAATCTTCACGAGCTCGGCCATCTCCTTGTCCGGAAACTCCTTTGTCAGATCGTCAAGGAGCTCGGCCGGGTGGGGAATCGGTGGAACGTCCGGCTTGGTGTAGTATTTAGAGTTCTCATCGGCTGGATCGATATACGGAAACTCGCCCTCGGCCGGCTTGGCCATCATATCGCGCTTGCGCTTCTCGAACATAGAAGCGGCCTGGGTCTGGTTCTCCTTATACTTGGTCATAATCTCCTCGAGCTTCTCGTTCTGATAATGAACATCCTCAATCTGAGTGCGGTCCGGTGGAATCAGAAGCCACTTATACATATCGACCACGTAGATGTCGACCAGAGCATCCTCGCGCTGAAGACGCTTGGCGTGATTTGCCGCCTCATCGCGAGTCGGAAAAGCCCCACGAATCTTCAATCCGAGCTTCTCATTCTTCTGGGGAAGATCGGGGCCAACAAAAGATACGCATGCGAAAAGCTGTCCAGGAACGGTCAGGTAATCTTGCTCTAGGGAACCCATATAAAAGAAAGGAGCGTGTATCTTTTAAGTGATGGAACAAATTAGAAGGCTTCACAATTCTTGCAAAAAGGAGCTTATCAATTCTAATGTTCGGCCGGGTGACGCGGTTCTGGACTGTGGATGTGGTCGCGGGGGCGACTGGTGGAAATGGAAGGCGGTCGGGGCGCGAGTCTTTGCTATAGATCCGGACGCTGAATCCCTCATCGAGGCTGAGAGCCGGGCCCGTGAGGCTGATTTTCCAGTGTTTTTCTTGGGAACGGGCGACATTCGTCAGGCTGCTTTTGCCGGACCTTTTGACGTGGTCTGCTATAACTTTTCTCTTCACTACATTATGAATTATTGGGAAGACTCCATCAAGGGAATAGGTTGTGCCGTGAAGCCCGGGGGTCTCTTGATAGGCATCGTGCCCGATAGGAACCGCGCATTGGCGATGGCTGACAAATATGGAGAGTTTTCTGATAGGTTAGAAAATCAATTCAAGATATGGCGAGGCGGTCGACAGCTCCTGATTGGCCTGGCCGATGGACCCTTCTATGCCGACGGACCAAAGGACGAGCCTCTCTTGGACCCTGGAACCCTCATCGAGGCCCTCAAGGGTGTCGGCCTCGAACTGATCACTTGGGAACCGATGATCCCCAAGCCCAACAAACTTATTTCCGATTTATATTCAAAATTCGTTTTTAAAAAATTGTGAATGAGTAAGGGATGATAGTTTATTGTCTAATTTTAATATTAATTATAATTTTCATAACTCAAAGAGAACCACCGATATTTGTCCAACTCAAAGAACGTTACGCACAGATAATAGACGTCCTTCAGAAGACAGGAGACCCGACATGGGCTCCGGTCTTGGTCCCGTCGATTCTGACGGGGATGAGGGGCTGGACCAGGGCTCAGGGTGCCATAGGTTCCAATGTGAATAAAGGGTATGAAATTTACATCTGTCTTGATGGAGACGATGTAAATTCAGCGACATATGTGCTCATTCACGAAATGGCCCATATGTCTGTTCCAGAATATAGTCACTCGGACAAATTTTGGGATAATTTTAAGAAATTAAAGAAGATTTGTATAGATGCCGGTCTCTATGAACCGACCGGAACCAGAAACTACTGTGGGGACACTCTAATTGATTAGATATTTCTGAGCAAAATAGAACAGGATAGCGACCGCGAGCGCAGTGACAATGAGGCCGGTCATAGAACGGTCACCCGACTCGGACAGGAACTTTGGCACAAAAGAACTCAGCTTGTCCTGGGCTGGCTCTGAAAATGCAATCACGGCAGCGACACCAGCGATTAGCGCCTGGAACTGCTCGTTCGTAAGACCAAGAGGATTTCCAGTCTTCGTTCTGTTAGACCCACCAGGGTGAACCGCACCGCCCTGCTGAGGCTCCTCAATAATTTCATCAATAGGTGTGGAAAAGTCAGCCATTTGAAATTGGTCAACCTTTTTTTCTGGCTGCTTTTCCTCATGGATGGCGTTTATCAAAGTGCTCCCCTCACTCATGTCATAAGTCTCCATATGTAATTTCAATCTAAAATAGAAAATTTATTAAGGCGCAGGTTTCTTTACGACCGTCACGACGCCTCCTTTACGCCTCACGACGGGTTCCAGCGGGCCACGGGGTGGCGCCCTGGGGTTGTAGTTCTGTTGGTGACACTTCCAAAAGGCTTCGTTTCCTACCCTAAAATTCTTGCGGATCGGAGATTTATACCAAAATACACAATCCGAAATCTTGTTCGACTTGGATGTGTTGTCCAAGACGAGACACTCGTAATTCTCCGTGCAAGCATCCATCACCTGTGAAAATTGATCAAAATTTGGAAAGACTCCGAAAAAAGCCTTGTAAAGGTTCTCGCGATTCTGTCGCACGTTGTCTCGGAGCGCGAAGACATAGTCGACATTCGTGCGAATCATAGGGGTCATATCCATACAATACTGTGTGGTCATCATAAAGAAAATCTTCCAGTGCCGGCCGTTCATAAAGAGTTGGCGAATGCATATATCTCTCATAAAAGATTTGTCATACATACAGTCGTCCATAAGAATAAAGACCGGCTGGCACCTTCCGACCGCCAACAGCTTCTTTTGGCGTTCTATAAGCTTTTCGATCGCATCTTTGTTGTAATCTCCATAAACAAAGAGGTCCGGTATAAACTGCTTATAATGCCCATTGCCTTCCTCGGTTCCTGACATTGCTATACCGGCCGGCAGGTGCTTCTTGTTCCAGAGGATGTCAGTCACAAGGGTGCTTTTTCCGGTTCCTCTTTTACCTATAAAAACACAGACCTTGTCGTCACCCATTGATGCCGGATTGAACTTTCTCAATTGGAGAGCCATATCTCGGTCCTACAATTTAGTAACAAAATCGAGCGTCGCCTGAAACGCACGAAATAAGTTCTGGGTCATTATCAGGAATGAGTTCAGGTTTCATAGAACTCGCGGCCCGTGGGCAACAGGACGTGTTGCTCACAGGATCGCCCCAGATTACTTATTTTTCAGGGACATATAAACGGCACACACCATTTGTCCTGCAAGCTTTTGATAATCAATTTAATGGGACAAATATTCAGTGGGGTCAACAGGCCACGTGTGAGATTCCGGCCCGTGGGGACCTCTTGAGGGCCCTGACACTCAAACTCAATTTACCGGCCCTTTGTGACCTAGGAAAATATTACGCGTGGAGAACACCACCAGCATCGACAAACGCACCGGTCGTCTGGCTCGGCCTCTCGGACGGGACCACAGTCGGGCCTCTCACGGCCGCATATTCAATTGTCCCTTATTATTCTTCGGATCCCGGGAATATATCGCTATGGGGCGCACCTTTTGCACCATATCTGAGTTTTGATACTGAAGTCAATAAATTTATATTTACGGGAGTTTCGAACGTCATCGTTCCCTATAATGCCAATACGATTTCGGCCGCCGGGCCCCTCTTTTGGGGGTTCGATCCAAATAATTATGATAGTTTATCAAACGGTAAACTTATTTATAACGCCGAGGCCGGGACGGTCACCCCGGACTTTTCGATTCCTTTGACCGGGTGGCTCCAAAGAACTGGACTGAGTAACACCTACCCGAGCACACTAGGGTTATATCTTTCCCTCTCGAACGCATCACAGGCTATAGGACCTTCCCTGCAGCAATTGCCACTCTCAAGCTGGACTCTCAATAATTCTAGTAATCAATTTACGATTCTAAATAATTCGATAACATTCAATTCAGATGGGCTCTACGAGATCCGGGTGGGGTTTACTCTGTCATCGGGGTCTGTTCAGACCTTTAGTTATGGCTTAAATTCAGGAACAATTCTGGCGACATATTCACCGGCCGTATCTTGCGACCCGACCGCATCCATTGTTCTTCCGATCAAGGGCGTCGCAGGAACCTCGCTGTCATTTTTTATTTCGGGTTCAACGGGATCCTTGATCACAGATGCGTTTTTTGTAATAACTCCGGTCGATATATTTTACGCATTTAATAGGACCGTGACGGCCACTTCGGGAACGGTTCCCCTCTACGGGAATGTGGCTAATTTTGCGTCTCCGGGCATTACATTAAATTCGGACTCGTCATTTACATTTACATCTGCCGGAACCTTCATGATCACAGGGTCGCTTTTATTGAGCCCAGGGGTCTACGCAACGTCCGTGACTCTCGTGACCGCCGGAGGATATATCACCTTTGATATGTCTACTATAGGTCAGAGTCCCACATTTTGTTTTACAATTCCCTTTACAGTGGCCTCGGGTGACTCGTGCCACGTGACATGGGTCGCGACGGGCACTGGAAGCATTTTACCCGGTTCATTTTTTAGTATTCAAAGTATAAATCAAGGAAGAATATTTTATGGTGGAGGAGGTGCGGTGTCGTCTCCATTGAATTTATTAACTCAATTCAACACGGTCCCTTCTCCATTAATAACCATTAATGGAAATGGATCAATGAGTTTCATAGACCAGGGCTCATATATGTTTGTTGGTTCTTTCTGTTCTGACGAACTCATTACATCTGTAACAATTGTGAACGGGCCAAAAACAATAGTGTTTGAAAGAGATGTAAACCTGCAACTTTCTAATACCTACACAATCTCTTTTCCGTTTTATATAGCCGACCCGACCGTTCAATATTATATAACTCTTCAGGGCGACCCGACAACACTTACCTCAAATACTTCAATGGCAATATACCCCATCGGGGTCTTTGCACCCCCGACCCCTTTCACGAGCTACTTGTATAATGATTCGGTCGGGACCCTCGCCCTAAAATCAGTCGACCTTCGAATCGGTGGACAGACGATCCAGACCCTCACGGGTGAATATATAGAAATATGGAACGAGCTCAATGTCCCTCTAGAGAACCAACCGGGCCTCGCGGTTCTCATAGGGAAATATGACGCGTCATCGGCCAGCGCCCCGGGTAGAACATACTATGTGAATTTGCCCTTTTACTTTTTTGACCGACCAGAACTTTACCTTCCCCTGGTCGCACTCGGACGCCAAAATGTCGAAGTCGTCGTGACCTTTGGTAATTTCGCAGATTTGACGAGTGTTCAGACTTTAGACACCTCATTTAGCGCCTCGGTAATTGCAGAGTATGTATACTTGGCCGACCCAGAGGTCAACTGGTTCAAGAATCATCGCCTCGAATACGTCATAACCCAGTGTCAATACGATTCGTTCATTGTAGATTCTAGCAATTTTGAATTAAAATTCAAAGGACCTGTGAAGGAATTATTCTTGATCCTTCAGAACTCGGGACAGACTGGATATAATTATTCGAACAGTGGTCTCCAGAGTATGGGACTCACCTTTAACGGTCAGGATGCCGTCCTGGCAAGCACGGTCGACTCGGTATATCTGGGGACGATCGAACCTTTCAACAAGCACTTGAACTTTTTCTCAAAGGCTCCCGGGAGCACGACATTCGGTCGGCAGTTTTTCATATACTCTTTCGAGCCCGGACAAGTGAATTTCAGCCGCATCAGAAATGTAGTTCTGGACCTCACCATCTCGCCGCCCAGGATCTCACAGCAGTTGCGACTTGTGGCCCTTTCCTATAATGTTTTAAGAATTGAAAATGGTATGGGTGGAATCCTGTTCAATTAAGTTCTCTGTTTTTAGTAGATGGCAGGGCGTGCGACCCTGTCTTTTATCGGTCCCGAAGAAGTCTTTCTCAGCGGAGAACCAGAGGTGACCTATTTTATAGAGAAATATCAAGCCCGGACACCATTCGCCTCTCGGGTAGATGTCGTTTCGTTCTATGAAAATCATGCCAATTTTGGAACAGAAAAGGTATTAACTCTTCCAAGATCCGGTGACCTCATCACCAATATATACCTAAGGGTCGAGCTCCCGGCCGGGGCGGTCGTTCTCGACTCGGCCGGAACCCTCCTCTTCAGTTACATAGAACTTTACTTTGGCTCAGAACTCATAGAGAGATTATGGGGCGAATATATCGAGATGCGCTCGGACCTTGGTGTGCCCGCAGCTATGCAGCCCGGCCTCTCGACACTGGTCGGAAAGAATCTCACATTCTCGGGACCGGCCAACCCTTCCTACACAATACAGCTTCCTTTTTCGATCCTAAAAAGAGGGATCCCTCTATGCGCCTTTAGGGAAGACGTGTCGTTGCGGTTCTTGTGGAATCCCGCGAGCGTCTTTCTGGCCCCGACGAGCCCACGAATTTCCCAGATTTTTTCGGCCCACCTAAACGTAGAGTATACCTACATTTCAGATTCTGAAATAAATTATCTCCGACGCCCACATATTCAGATAATAGAACAGGTTCAGTTGGCCAATTATTTTTCATCCAAAAATGGTGGGGCCGCCAGGGTTTTTCAGACGAATCTCAATTTTTACAACCAAGTCAAGGAACTCTTATTTGTCCTTCAAAATGATACAGCCCTAGGATATGACTATTCGATCAGTGCGACCGGGTCTTCGACCACTATCGGGACGGGTGACATCCTTTCCAATTTAGAATTAAAATTCAATAACGTGGAAAGAATTTATGGCAATGTCGGATCTCCGACATTTCTCAGAATTATACAGCCTATGGAATATCATACCAGATTGCCCGATAGATTATTCTACCTTTACTCTTTTTGCATAGAGCCCGAATCTGATATCCCTTCCGGGGTTGTAAATTTTTCACTAATTAACAATCAAAATATAAAATTCACACTCATGCCTAACTCGAATAATGTGAATATCAGAATTTATGCTCGGTCCTATAACTTTCTACAGTTCGGAAATGGTTCAGTTTCTATGATGTTCTCAAACTTTTTTTGACTTAAAAACCAGAACCTTGATTCATCGAATGGAGGAGGCCGCTATGGACATTTTCTTGCCCGTGATGGAGTCTGCGACGGTTCTCGCGGCCCATTACGCAAAGGCATGTGGAAGAGATATTGTTTGCGCCGAAGACATGAGTATCGGTCTCATGTATTCGGCCCGAAATGTGCTCGGAAAGCAGTTGGGTTCTTTGTATCCCGAAATTTACGACGAGGAAGAGGAGGAAGAGGAGGAAGAGGAGGTCGAGGAGGAGGAAGTCCAGTGGAAGAAATATGAGGGAACTGATGATATGGCCAATAAAATGAATGAGTGCATGGAGACTTGGAAAAGCTGGGAGCCCGAGACGCCCGCGGAGTGTGCGTTAAAAGATTCCGTAGACAAAAGTTCTGTTTTTTGTAGGGGACAATGAGCTTTGTCTATTTTTTATGCGATGAGGAAGAGGCTGAGTGTGTAAAGTATCTAACTATCCTCCAGGAAGAAGAGTATGAGGAGGACGAGGTCTCAGGGTATGCCGGTCCAGAGGCAACCTCTCAGATTGATGAGACTCCCACGGAGTCTCATATAGTTCCTTGGGAACCAGACGAAATTTTTTTCACATTCATATAATAAATGGCGTCCATGTTTGGTGATATTGCTGTTCAGCTCGAGTCCCAGTCTCTGAATTCCGTAGTAGCCGGTTTCTCCTTCGCGTCTGCCCTTGGCTGGTATGCGGTCGTCAAGACCCTGGTGGCAATGACCGTCAAGGCTGGCAAGGAGGGACTCCAGCACGATCTGATCTCGGCGGTGGTTACAACTCTGATAGCCATCATCGTTTTCTTGATGGTCAAGACACTCGCTCGCAACATCAAGATCAACGAGCCAAGCCAGGCGGTCTTCGCGGTGACTCGCTAAAAGAGTGGGAAGCTCAGGCCATCGAGAGTCCACTGCTGGCCACCACCAAGACTAACGAAAGAAAGAACTGTATTTGGACTTTGATGTCCTCCAGTGAAAATATCGAAGTTAAAATTCGTAATATTATAAACCGGAAATTGGCGTGTATTTATAGTATCATATTGAAATTCACTGGGCCAGCCAAAGAATGCTCGACCATCTGTTGTAGATATTATATAACCTTGAAAATGAATGATATGAAATGGATCTATATAATAATATGCGTTTGATGTATCTACATTGCTAAAAAATCTGATAGAGGTCCAAGTAAATCCAGCGCTAGGAATCAAATTAGTAAAATTCAAATTGTTAAAAAAACCGTTATTCCAAACATTGGCACTAGACCCAATGTTCGAAGTTGCGCCCGAGGTCAGCACGTTACTAAAGTAACCGTTGGCCCAGTTTGCTGTCGTGGACCCGAGATTTCTGCTGGCACCAGAAGGATAAATATTACCTCCCGAAAGAAAATTACCAGTTGTAGTCAGTATATATCCAGCTGCGGGTTCATCTCCTATCCCAGTAGACCCTAAACGCGTGTCACCACCCGATACATACAATTTATAATCCACACTTGGCGATATGCCTATGCCGACACTGCCGTTATTCGTCAGGGTGCCGGTCGTGACAACATTTCCAAAGTTTGTCACGGCCGTCGTCATTTATATTCTTGAATAATATTAAATGTCCAAAGCTCTCGCGTTTGTCCTGTTCTTCCTTGTTGCGAACCCCATGACCTACAGCGTCACGGGCAGCCTCCCAGTGCTCGGCCCCCTCATCACCGACAACTCTGGTATGCCCACCCAGGTTGGCGTCCTTGTCCACGCGCTCGTGTTCGTGCTTCTGATGCTGCTGCTGGCTCGCTTCATGAAGAAGTAAACTTCTCCAGGGTATCATTGAGAGCCTGTCTGAAAGCTCCCTTGACCGTCTTGAACCCCTGATACTCAGACAGGGTCGCCAGGAGACCCTGACAAATGTCTTGGGCATTTCTCTTCTCCTGGTCAAAAAGAGTAAATAAAAAAGCCTGGTTCTCAGGGCCGAGGTCTGCCCAAGCAGTCTCGGCCCTTTCCCACAAGACTTTTGGTTCCAATTTAGAATCAAAATTCCTTTGGATCGAGTCACACATGAATTTATATTCAACCTGGGACTTTCCAGAACGTTCGAAAGTGTGGATAACCTCTTCGTCATTTATCAAACAAAGTTCGGAGTCTATTATTTCAGCCAGGACTTCCATCCTACTATACCCAGGATTATTCCCATTATAATTACCCACAGATCGAAAATCTGATTCTCGGTCAGAGTCTCCGGTATAGGCGAGTTCGCTATAGCCTTTTCCACGATTTCTTCATAGACTTTCTTCTTTTTAGTATAAAATCGAAGAATAAAAGAATTTGAGTTATATCCTTGAAAATTCAAGAGGGTTCCGTGACGATCGACCCAACTGATAGTCAGACGATCTATACTATTTATCGGTTCTGGATATTCTACTGAAATTTTATAATCTTTCTTTTCTAGGAAATTTTTAATAGTCCCTGAATTGACGTCCATCATTATAGGAGCGAAGGCTCGATTCACATTTTGTCCCGAAATTGTTCCGGTGGTTGAATCCATGGCGCCCGTATCTATATGAGCCGGTGTCTTGAGCTCGGCGATATCAAGAAAAAAATAAGAATTTAATGAAAAATCCACGAGAGTGCTACTCTTTATGACATTACTCGAATGCCAGCTCGTGTTTAATCCCGGCACGGAACTCAGAGTTTGACCCTGAACCATTCCAAGAAGAGTGGCCAACTCGCTCGAGTTGACTTGTATAGTAAAAGGGCTCAGGTCGTTGTAGAAAATGAATAAGCCCTCGCTGATTATATATTCTATTTTTAGGTCCGGGATTAATCCGGAAAGTGTCTTGGCAAGGGTATTGGTCGCATAAAAACCAGGGTCCAGAGTGACGTTTGTATCGTCATAAGTAATTGCGGCAGTTCCGTTTGTTAAATTATAGATTGTGTTCGGAACGACCGCACTGACCACTTCAACGCGCTCAACATCCTTTATAGCTCTGGTTAAATGTATAACATAATAATTCCCATTTGGATATATATTTGAGTCTCGGTTATTCGAATCGATGAACAGAAGGCTCATTCCTACTAATACTAGGAAATGATTTAAGCTGAAAAGTCTCATTTAATTTAAGTGTTCTGGAATCAGGCACCCGTTGGTGTCCGTTCGGTCTGAGCTTATTATAGATTTGTCCTTTCTTTCCGAAATAACCATCCATGTAATCTCATCGGTCGATGCTGTATTTTCAGATAATATTGTAAGTAAATTACCGTTCAAGTTTCCTCGGACCCGGTCGAAAGAATCATTATTCTGTAAAAAGTATCGAGCATTTGTAGAAAGGGCCGAAAATGTTCCTTGGGTCATGGGATATGTGCTCGAGTCCGAGTCGATATTTACATTTGCGGTCCCGCCTGTAAGTTTCACGTGGCCCCTGTAGATCAAGTCGCACCTTGGACCCTCTATGCAGCTGTGGATAAGTGTCGTGTCTTTTTTTATAGGATGAGGGATTTTGAAAGACTTGACACCCGTGGCATAGAGCATCGGTGCTATCACGGCCCCGGTCGCATTCACGTCGTTACGAGAAATGAGTTTAAATATAAAACTTCCATAATATGGATTAGATATACCAACTCCATAAGTAATTGTAGCTGTTAATACGTCCCCTTTTAAAGAAATTTCTTCTGGGTAATGGACATCTGAATTAGGGACAGTGGGAACTATCAAATTCAGAGCATTTTTATCACATATGTATACACCACCCGTGTATCTATATATAAGAATTGTTGGAGGCATGGCGCGCGAAAGGCTGTTGCCAGTGTCCAGCGCTAAACTTACAGCAAATATATTTCCGTCATTATTTATCTGCGCCATGATTGGACCCTGGTCAAAATTAAAAGTGTTTACGAGGCTCCAGCTCATCTATCTTATAGCTATCTTTAAATTGTGATTAATAACCTGGGAACCTTTCCTGGCGAAAGCCCACCGTCCTGTAAGATCTTCGACCCCTAAAAAGAACTTGTCCGGTTGTATTGGTAATTTTGGTTTTACATTGGTTTTGTAAAAAATATGAGGAAGTTTTCTACAAAATGATTCATAGTATGGTCCATTTGAAGAAAGCATTTGATACTTCGGGTCATCTATATCGAGTTGATGAATTGTGGTCGTATCGATCGCAAGGGCGTTACATTCATCGATGAAGCCTTTCATATATTCGATATCTTTGGTATTTGGACGCCACGTGTCGACCCAAGGTTCACCATTTTCAAATGGTCCGACACGTCTCGGACTTTTTTTATTATTTACAATTTCAATATGAATAGGAAACCACAAAATCTCGTGTTTGTCGAGAAATTCAATAATGTCCATCATATATTTTGGACTCGGATAATTAATTCAAAGCGAACATGAGAACTTGTTTGAGGCCTCCATGTGTGAGAAGAACAATTGTTCCATCATAATTAATTGAAACATTATAATAAGAGTCAGATGTAGTTGTATATCGAAGGGCAGGTGTGCTAGGATCTTTCAAATTATATATACATAAAACACCAATAAATCCTGCGCCGATCGCGACTGTTCTTTCGTCACCTGATATCGCAACCGTGTATCTTTCTGGATCTCCGTCTGGTGATATTGTAGTTACAAAATTAACGTCTCCATCATTCCAATTAAATACACCTACTGAAGGGTTAGGGGACCCATATGCAGACGAGTAACCATAGGGTCCTATAACAATAGTATTTATAGCTCCTATTGACGGCATCCATAGACTAGATCCGAAAACAGCGTCAGGGTCCATATAGGTGCCCGTTCTGATAGTGGAAGGACCCTGCCAAGATATTCCGTCAAAGTAATAAACATAAAATTCACCATTCCCTGATACTGCGATCAAATTATCACTGGGACCACCGATAGCAACAAAGGCACCAAAACCTTCATAGCCTCCTGTAAAAGTAGTTTCGAGACCTTTATTATTATACACATATACATTACCCGTCACATGGTCACCAAAAACTTGACGAATACCTTGCCACCCGCTAGATGTAGAGCGAGCCGGTGGAGGATTTGTGACAAAGTTAAAGTTCAATGAACTACTCGTGCTAAACGCATCACAAATTATGTTACTTGTAGTGATCAAGTTGGAGACCAGAACATCACCCGTGACCATGAGATTTGATGTCGGTGTGAGATCCGATCCGATCCCAACATTTGGAACGTAAAAAATGGGGTCTCCGGCCGCTCCAGCCCACTGAGACCCGCCGCCTCCGCCCGAGGCCCATAAGAGACCCGTCGAGCCTCGGGTAAGAACTTGTCCGGTCGATCCAGAACTCGTGGCAGTATCCACTATATTTGTTGCCCTCATATCTCCGGCCACATCAAGGAGATATCCCGGGGAGGCTGTTCCTATTCCTACATATCCAGAAACAATAAGACTGTTTGCGGGAGCGGAAGACCCCGTATACGCCCCGACGCCTATACCCCGAGTCGCCGTGATATTTGAAGCAGTGATGTTAACCGAATTCACGTTACCAAATAAGTTTCCAATAAGTGCATTCGAGGCCTTCGTGTCGAACGAGGTCACGTTACCAAAGAGGTTTCCTATCAGGGCATTTGAGGCCTTCGTGTTGAACGAGGTCACATTACCAAAGAG